AGCAGCCGAGCTGCCGCCACGTTCAGGGGGTCGATGAGGCAGCGGCGGCGGACGTCGTGCCGGGCACCATCGCCGCAGCTCCGCGGGCTGTTCTGCGCCTCGCCGCCGGCCTGCGCGGTCCCTGCGCATAGGCACCTAGAGCCCGGCTCGCTGGCCTGCCGCTGACGGGCCCCTTCGGGGCCCCAGTTCCTACCCCCTGGGGCCCTGGACCTCTGCCTCTCGCCGCCGCTGCCCCTCGCGTCGGCTTCGCCGCCGCCGCTGTGTAGGTGTGACACAGATCACAGGCCAGGCGCCCGGACAGGGGGTCGATCCCATGCTAATAAGTAGAGTGTAGGGAAGAAACAGGGCGCTGGGATTGCTCCCTAGCGCGCTGTCCCCTTTTGGGGGCCAGCGCCTAAGCCGCATCGACTAGGTGCAGGCGCAGCTCCTAGTGCAGAGTCCTGTATCTGTGCCCTTTCCAAGCTCCCCCGGTTGGCGCTGGCCTAGCCAGCAGACGCCACGGGGGCCCCCGTTCGCACTCGCCGCGCGCGCATTGGAGTCAACGATGCTGACCCACGCCCGCAGCGCGGCGAGTGCGCCCACCCGGAGGCAATGATGCCCGGGTGGGTTGGCTCGAACAGGCGCGATCGACTGCCGGCCGACTGGCCGCGCATTCGGGGTCGGGTCCTTCGGCGCGACGGCTACCAATGCACCTGGATTCGCAGCGATGGCGACGGCACGGAGCGATGCCCCGAGCCGGCCACGGAGGTCGACCACATTCGGCGCGGCGACGACCACGACGAGACCAACCTGCGCGGCCTGTGCTCCTACCACCACGGAATCAAGTCCGCGGCGGAGGGTGGTCGAGCTCGCGCGTTCAAGCGACAGCGCATCGACCAGAAGTTCCTCAGAACGGACGAGCACCCCGGCCTTCTCTAGGGGTGCCGCCTTCTCCGCGTTCGAGCTCCACAAGGGCTCCGCGGATTGGGGCGGGTTGCTACCCCCGCCCCCCGGCGCGCGCGTTGAGTCGATGCTCCCCGACTCCGCGCGCGCCTAGACTTCTGCCGGCACGCCGGCAGCGGGTGGAGGCTCCCGGCCGGTACAAGGGCATGTTCCCTAAACGTGCGGCCAAACGGTAAGGCGGGTGACGCCCGAAAGGGCTGAGGACCAGACCTGTCCGGGAGTCGAAGAACGAGGCGACGCTACGCGCCTACTCCACCCAACCAAGGCTTGAGCGCATGGCGCGCGCCCCCGGCTCCAACCCGGGCGGCAACGGGTTCGATTCCTGTCAGGTCTGCCAGAGATCGCCACGTTACTGCGTGGTGGCCGAGCCGGGAACAAGCGGTGATCGGCAACGTCTGAGTGTGTTGGCTGGTAGAAGTCAGCCCGATCTCTCAAACCGAACGCGCGAAATCGCGCGAAACGCTCAACGCCCCACGAGCACAACCCAAACCGTCCAGGGCGCGCTTCGCGCGCCGGCCCCCTCGGGAGGTGAACGCCATGCCTGCACACCGCAAGCGGGAAGATGAGCTCCAGCGCCCGCGCTCGCGAGCTGGCGGCAACCAGCCGGCCGTGACGAAGGGCGTCATGCGCGACGTCATCGTGCCGCGCGAGGACCCGAGCTGGCACCCGCGCGCCAAGCGCATCTTCAAGGCCATGAGGTCGTCCGGGCAGGCCGACTTCTTCCAGGACACCGACTGGGCCTTCGCCATGTTCCTCATGGACGAGGTCACCACGTACGCGAACGCGACGCGGAAGTCCTCGCAGATGCTCCAGACCATCCTCGACGGCCTTGGCCGGCTCATGCTCACCGAGGTCGACCGCCGCAAGGCGCGCATCGAGCTCCAGGAGCCCGAGCCCGAGCAGGTGGGCGCAGAGGTCGTCGCCATCGCCGACTACCGAGCGGCGCTCAACGCCGCGTAGTTCCTCCGTGGTAGATTCGTCGGCCGGTGTCATTCGAGTGGGCGAAATAGGGGGATTCGGTGGGTCTGCTGCGAAAGTCCATTAGCGTGACGACGATGGGCGTTGTCCCATTCCGCACGAAGGACGAGCGCGTCATGCGCTACGCGCGCCAGACGCGCAACGCCGCCCGGGACCAGGCCGCGCACGGAGCGGCGATGCTCGACGCCCAGCGCCAGCAGATCGCCGCACTCGTCGCCGCCAACGCGCCCGCCAACCACCGGACGCTCGCCATCCCGCCCGGCTGGTACCCCGACCCCATTGACCAGCGCTTCGTGCGCTGGTTCGACGGCGGCGCCTGGTCGACCCATGTGACGCCCCGCCGCTAGCGCCTGATCCCCGGCTCGCGGCTCGACCGCGAGAGGGGGTGGCCTCATGTCCACCCCCAGCGACACGGCCACCCTCATCGCGACCAGCGATGACCTGCTCGACGACGAGCAGATGCGCGCGAAGTACGCCCCGGTGTGCATCGGTCCGACGTGGCTCCGCGACGGCGACGGCGCGTGGCTCCTGCCGGAGCGCACGCTCGGCTGGGAGATCGCCGGCTGGCTCGCCAAGTGGCTGCGCGGCCCCGACGGCAGCGACCACTTCAAGCTCACGCTGGAGCAGCTCCGGTTCGTCCTCTGGTGGTACGCCGTCGATGAGTCCGGCCGCTTCACCTACCGCGCGGGCGTCCTCCAGCGGCTCAAGGGCTGGGGCAAGGACCCGCTCGCTGCGGCCCTCTGCCTCGTCGAGCTCGTCGGCCCGAGCCGCTTCGGCGGCTGGGCCAAGGACGGCTCGCCGATCGGCGTCCCCTGCCCCACGGCGCTCGTGCAGATCGCCGCCGTGAACCAGTTCCAGACGCAGAACACCACCACGATGTTCGCGATCCTCATGACCGACGCCTTCCGCGCCCACTACGGCGTCTCGGACGGCGCCGAGGTGATCCACGCCCTCAACGGGCGCGTCCACCTCCAGGCCGTGACGAGCAGCCCGCGGGCCCTGGAGGGTGGCCGGGCGACGTTCGTCATCGCCAACGAGCCCCACCAGTGGATCGCCGGCAACCGCGGCCACGCCATGTGGGACGTCATCGAGCGCAACCTGACGAAGATGCAGGGCCGCGTGCTGGCGATCACGAACGCCTACGAGCCCGGCGAGGACTCGGTCGGCCAGCACCTGCGCGAGTCGTGGGAGAAGGTCAACGAGGGCCGCGCCGAGGACACCGGGTGGCTCTACGACAGCCTGGAGGCGCCCCCGCACGCCGGCCTCTCGCGCCGCGTCGCGGAGATCGTCCTCTCGCTCGTCCGCGGCGACAGCGTGTGGCTCGACATCCCGACCATCGTGCAGTCGATCCTCGACGTCAACAACGCCCCCAGCCGCTCGCGCCGCTTCTGGTACAACCAAGTGGTCGCCGAGGAGGACGCGCTCTACGGCCCCGCCCAGTGGGACGTGATGCTGTCCGAGGGCGCCGAGCTGGAGGCCGGCGACGAGATCGTGCTCGGCTTCGACGGTGGCAAGACCGACGACGCCACGGCGCTCATCGCCGTCCGCCTGCGCGACATGTGCGTGTTCGTGGTCAACGTGTGGGAGAAGCCGGACGGCCCCGCGGCCGACGGCTGGCAGGTGCCCCGCGAGCTGGTCGACGAGACCGTGCGCGAGCAGTTCCGCCTCTACGACGTGAAGGGCTTCTACGCCGACGTCGCCCTGTGGGAGTCGTTCATCTACGAGTGGGAGCGGGACCTGGGCGACCAGCTCTCCGTGAAGGCTTCGGAGCGCTCCCCCATCGGCTACGACATGCGCCAGTCCGTCAAGGCGGTCACGCGCGCCCACGAGCGGCTCATGCGGACGATCTTCGACCGCAAGCTCCTCCACGACGGCAACCGGACCCTGCGCCGGCACGTCCTCAACGCACGCCGAGCGTCCAACGACTACGGCGTCTCGTTCCGCAAGGAGTCGCGGGAGTCCCCGCGCAAGGTCGACGCCTACGCGGCGATGCTCCTCGCTTTCCAATGCCTCTACGACCTCAACTCCCGCGGCAAGTCGGAGCGCAAGCGCACCGGTCGCGGCTGGTTCATGTAGGTCCGGCGCCCTGGCGCGCGGGCCCCGAAAGGAGCGGCCCGTGGCCCAGCCACTTGAGATCGCCAAGAGCCTCCTCGCGATCCTCGACCGCGACGAGGACCGGCTCAAGAACATCGACGACTACCTGCACGGGAAGCACGCGGGCCCGTACCTGCCGGAGACGGCCGGCGCCGAGTACCGGCTCCTCGCGCGGCGCGCGGTGTCCAACTGGATGCCGCTCCTGGTCGGCACCCCCGCCCAGGCGCTCTACGTGGACGGCTTCCGCCGAGGCGGTGGCGACGCGGGCGCGACGCGCCAGCCGGGCGACAGCCCGGAGTGGGTGCGCTGGCAGCGCTCGCGCATGGACGCGCGCCAGGCCGCGGTGCATCGCGCCGCCCTGGCCTACGGCCACAGCTTCGTGCTCGTCACGGGGCGCGGCGACAAGGTGCAGATCAGCGGCCTCAGCTCGCTGCGCACCGCGGCGCTGTACGTCGACCCGGCGAACGACGAGGTGCCCTACGCGGCGCTGACCGTCGACCGCTGGTCCACGACGTCCGGCGGCGAGCGTGTCGACGGCGCGGCGCGCCTGTGGATCGGCCGGATGGAGTTCCCGGTCAAGCTGACCAAGGACGGCCCCCGCGTCGGCCGCGGTAGCGCGCACGGCTCCGCGGAGACCCCGGTCACGCGGTTCGCCGCAGCGGTCGACCTGGAGGGTCGCACCATCGGCGTCATCGAGCCGATGATCCCGCTCCAGGACCGCATCAACCAGTCGGTGTTCGACCTCCTGGTGGCGCAGACCTACGGCTCGTTCAAGGTGCGCTGGGCGACGGGCATGGCCCCGCCGATCAAGCTGCACCCGGACCTCGTCAAGAACCCGGAGACGGGCGCGATGGAGGCGAACCCGCGCGCGGGCGACCCCATCATCGACCCCACCACGGGCCAGCCCGAGCTCCTCCCGATCGACACGAACGCCTCGCGGATGATGTTCGGCGAGGACCCCGAGACCCGGTTCGGCACGCTCGACGAGACGCCCCTGGAGGGCTACATCGCGTCGATCGACATGTCGATCCGCAACCTCGCGGCCGTGTCGCAGACGCCGCCCCACTACCTGCTCGGCCAGCTCGCCAACCTCAGCGCCGAGGCGCTGACCGCGGCCGAGACGGCGCTGTCCCGCAAGACCGAGGAGTTCCGCAAGGGCTTCGGCGAGTCGTGGGAGCGCGTGTTCCGTCTCGCCGCCGAGCTCGCTGGTGACCTGACGGCCGGCGAGAACTTCGCAGGCGAGATCGTCTGGCGCGACATGGAGCAGCGGTCGCTCGCGCAGAGCGCTGACGCGCTCGGCAAGCTGGCCGTCCAGCTCGGCATCCCCGCGCGTGGCCTTTGGGCGCGCGTGCCGGGGACGTCGCAGGTCGAGCTCGACGAGTGGAACGCGCTGTACCGCGAGGACAACGCAGAGGGCGAGCTCGCTCGCGCCCTGCGCCCCGCGACCGCAGCGCGTGACGCCGTCGCGCCCGCCGAGGACGGACTGGCGGCGGCATGAGCACGCCCGCGCAGCTCCGCGAGGCCCAGGAGGTGACCCGACTGTTCCAGGCCGCGATCGCGGCCGAGGGCGGGAAGGCTGCCATCGAGGCGCTCGCCGACTGGCGCGGCGAGCCGGTCAACTGGACCGGGCCCCAGGCGACGGCGTGGATCAACCGCGCCGTGCGCCGGGTGCTGGCGCGTCGCGCCGTCAGTCGTGAGCTCGGCATCGCGTACTACCGCCTGGTGCGGGCGCTGGCCCTCGGGGTCACCGTCCCGCGCCCCGGGGTGAGCGAGGCCGGCGTCACGCTGGGCGACCTGCGGCGGGCCTTCGAGGCTGCCGCCGACGCGAAGGTGCCGGCCAACTTCCGGGCGCCGGACGTCGCGATCGAGGTCGACCCGAGTCTCGACAGCGTGCTCGCCGAGAACGACGCGGCGGAGCGCGAGGCGCGCAGCGAGGCACAGACCGTGCTCTACGCGCACGGGCCCCGCAGCCTCGCGAAGAAGCTCGCGGCCCTCCAGGAGGAGATCAAGCGCAACGAGGCCAAGCCGGCCGTCGAGGTCGACGCGGCGCGGGACAAGGCGCACCGGGAATCCGGCGCACGCGCCTCCGCCGCCGAGGGTCGAATGGCGATGAACGGCGCACGGGGCGTGGTGTTCGACGCGATCAACGCCGACCCCAAGGCGCTCGGCTGGGCCCGCGTCAGCGACGGCGACCCGTGCTACTTCTGCGCGATGCTCCTCTCCCGCGGATTCGTCTACAAGAGCGAGTCGTCGGCCACCTTCGACGACGGCGACCTGTACCACGACAACTGCCAATGCTCCGCGGTGCCAGTGTTCAGCGTGGAGCAGTACAAGAACGACCCGCAGTTCGACGCCAACCGCCGCTACAAGGCGGCATGGAAAGACCACAAGAACGACTGGCGGGGCTTCATCAATGCAGAACGGCGCGCTGCCAGGAGCAGCGGCCAACCCACCGAGACTGCCCAGGAGGCGTCCGAATGATCCGCAAGCTCGTCAACCCCCGTCTCCGCTTCATCGTCGAGCCCACCGAGGGCGAAGGCGGCACGGCGGGGGAGGTCGTCACCGACGACCAGACCGACGCCACCGGCACCGAGCCGGACGCCGGCCAGGCGGAGGGGGTTGCGCCGACCGACGAGCCCAACGAGGGCGAGAAGGACGCGGCCTGGCTCACGAAGGAGCTGGAGCGCACGCGGCGCGAGAGCGCCAACTACCGCACCCAGCTCCGCGAGGCCCAGGAGGCGCTCGGCAAGGCCAAGACGCCCGAGGAGTACGAGGCGGCGCTCAAGGAGTTCGGCGACAAGACCGCCGCCATCGAGGCCAGCCTGACGCGCGAGCGCGTGGCGCGCACCCAGCAGGTGCCCGCCGAGCTGTTCGAGTTCCTCGTCGGCAACACCGAGGAGGAGCTGACGGCCAGCGCCAAGAAGCTCGTCACCCTGTTCGGCTCGGCCGCCGAGGTCGACCCGAACCGCCTCGGCGGCGGGCTCACGCCTGCGGACGACGACAAGTTCGACCCGGTGGCCGTCGCCAAGAAGGCGCGCGGCGCGCGGTTCTGACCGCAACAACCCACTGACCGGCTGTGCAAGTGACGCAGCCGCAACCCACACGGAGGCATGGCATGGCCGAGCACGACATCGTGAAGCCGGAGAAGATCGCCGCGACCGCGGCCGTCCTGCTGGAGCAGTCCCTCACGCTGCCCAAGGTGTTCCAGGTCGAGAGCATCGACCAGTTCAAGGGCGCGGACGACGACACCATCAACATCAAGGTCCCCGGCGTCCTGCCGTACCGGACCTACGGCTGGCGCAACGACCGCACGGCGTCGCTCCAGTTCGACGAGTACGCCGAGCGCAAGATCGCGATGAGCTTCGGTGGGGACGCCTACTCGGCGGTCCACATCACCGACGAGCAGGCGACGATGGACTTCGCCGGCTGGGTCAAGCTCGCGAAGGTGCAGGCCGAGGCGGTCGGCAAGGGCCTCAACCACGAGGCCGCCGAGTACCTGCGGGCCGGCGTGTACGACGTCACCCTGGGCGTGCCCGAGTACGCCGTGCGCTGGGGCCTCGTGCAGGCCCGCGCCGCGCTCAACCGGCTCCAGGCGCCGGGTGGCACGCGCACCCTGCTCGTGGGCACCGACTGGGAGTCCGCGCTCCTGCTCGACGAGAAGCTGACCCTGGCGCAGAACGTCGGCGAGGGCGAGGCGGTCTCCGCGCTGCGCGACGCGACGCTCGGCCGGCGCTACGGCTTCAACATCGTCGTGGCCGACGAGCTGGACCCGACCGAGGCGTACGCCCTGGTGGACAACGCCTTCGTGTTCATGAACGGCGCGCCGCTGGTGCCGCAGTCCGTGCCGATCGGCGCCACCTCGTCCTACGAGGGCATCGCGCTGCGGTGGATCAGGGACTACGACACGCTCAAGCTGCGCGAGCGCTCGGTGTTCAACACCTACAAGGGCTTCCGCCAGGTGAAGGACATCCTCGTCGGCTACGACGCGAACCGGAACGGCTTCGTGGGCGACTACGAGCACACCGTCCGGGCGATCAAGCTCTCCCTGGCGTCGACCAAGACCCTCGCCACGACCGCCACGTCGGTCCCGGTGACCGTCGCCGACCCGGGCACGGACGCGGCCAAGCTCAAGGCGAACGAGTTCGTCGCCATCACGGGCTTCAAGGCGCCGACCATCCCGACCGCCTGACCCACCCTTCAAGCGCGGGGCCCCTGGACATGACCTCCAGGGGCCCCGCGCTTGAGCGCGTCTAGGAGAGGAGGCTCCAGTGGGGCCTTTCGCCACCGTCGAGGAGCTTGTCCGGCGCCTCGACTTCGACCTGAGCGAGCAGGAGCTCGCGATGGCCGAGACCGCTCTGGAGGATGCGTCGGCGCTCGTTCGAGCGCACGGCAAGCCGTGGCCCGACCCGGCACTCGCTCCCGCCATCGCCAAGTCGATCACCGTGTCGGCCGCGCGCCGCTTCATGGTCAACCCCGACGGCCTCATGCAGTCGCGGGCCGGCGACGAGACGCTGGCGTGGGACGGGCTCGGCGAACAGGCCGGCTCGGTCTACCTCACGAAGGCCGAGATCAAGCTCCTCCAGCGCATCGCGCGGCCCAACGGGATCACCGCCGTGCCGCTGTCTGCCTGGGGCCCGGTGCGCGAGCGCTGGGACACCCCCGGAGCCGCGGTCTACGTGCCGGCCGACAACGGCGAGCCCTTCCCGTACTACGCCGAGGGCGACCTTGGCGTGGGCCTGGCCCCGTGAGCCGCCAGCGACGCCGCGGGCAGAGCGCCTTCGTGTTCTCGCTGACGACCATCACCGACGGTCGCGGCAACCGCAAGCTCGCCCCGGACATGGAGCACGGCACCGCCGTGCGCGCCGCCTTCATCCCGCAGCGGTCCAGCCGCGCGGAGGTGCCAGGCCAGCAGGAGGTTGACGTCGTGCGAATGCTCGTCGGCGCCGACGTCCCCGACGTTGGGCTGTGGGCGATCGTCCAGTGGCGCGGCGACCTGTGGGACGTGGCGGCTCCGCCGGCCTACCACCACGGCACGCGCGGCACGCGGCACATCTCGGTCGACCTGCGACGGCGCCCCCCGGCGCCGCCTGGCGGCGGGTGATGGCGAGCGTTCCCAAGCGCATCGCGGACGGCTACCTCAGCGGCGCCAAGCTGACCGAGGTGCTCGCGCACCACTCGACCGTGAGCCACGAGCTGCAACGCCAGGCTCGCATGGCCGGCACTCGCGCCTCGGTAATGCTCGCCGGCCACCGCCAGGACGGCAATGCGCGCATCGGCGTCGAGAAGGGCGACCTCGACTGGTACGTGTTCCTCGACGACGAGCGCGGCCTCCAGGCCGCAATGACCATCGAGTACGGCCGCAAGGATCGCCCGATGGGCACGCCCGGTTACGGCATTCGCGACAAGGGCGGCATGGTCGGCCTGTTCATTCTACACCGAGCTTGGGGAATGGGGCTGGGCCAATGACGCCGAATCTTCCGGCGAGCGTTCTCGCTCACCTGGAGCTCAGTCCCGTCGAGGACGTGATGCTCTACGTCCTGCGCGACGCCTTCCCTGACCTGTCGATCCGCTCCCTCCTGTCGACCGACCCGGAGTTCCCGCTCGTGCTCGTCCGCCGCTCTCCGGGGCTCGGCGAGAGCGACGGCGACCCGCGATTCGTCGACGCGGCAATCGTGGACGTCCACGTGTTCGCACAGGACCCCGATGGCGACGAGGCGGCGGCCCTCATCTCCGAGGCCGTGCGCGTCGCCCTGCGCAACGCATGGCTGGCGCACGCGCGCGTGCCCGGACGCGGCTCGATCATCAAGGTCGCGATGACCTCCACGCCGCACCGCTCGCCCGACTGGGCCACCAGCAGCGGCCCTGTCCAGTACGCCGACCTCCCGGCCGGCACCTGGCGCTACGAGGCGTCGTACCACGTCACGATCCGCAAGGAGCGCAAGCCCGCTCAGGGCTGACAGGCGCCCACCCCCACCGAACACCAGCCCGCCGCGCGACGCGACCGGGCCCATCGACACGCCCCAAGGAGGCTCCGTCGTGCTGAACGACAACGCCACGCTCGTCATCGGCTCCGGCAACTACTTCACCGGCCCGGTCGGCACCCCGCTCCCGACCGACCTGTCCGCCATCCCCTCGGGGACGTGGGAGAACATCGGTCACACCTCGCTGGAGGACATCCTCTCGCAGGCGACCGAGGGCGGCGACGTCACGGTCCTGGGCACGCTCCAGAACAAGACCCTGCGCACCTCGCGCACCACGAAGGTCGACACCTTCAACATCACGCTCCAGCAGTTCGACACCCCGAGCCTCAAGCTCTACTACGGCTCGAACGCGCCGGAGAACGCGGACGGTACCATCGGCGTCCCGCAGAACCCGACCCCCACGGTGAAGGCGTTCCTCGCGGTGTTCGTGGACGCGGAGAGCATCTTCGCGATCCACGTCCCCAAGTCGGAGATCATCGGCTCCGACTCCCTGGCCCTCTCCGACACGGAGAGCCTGGCCGGCCTGCCCCTCGCCATCACGCCGCTGATCCACGGGACGAACACCTACCCGTACTCGGTCACGCCGCTCGGCGACACCCAGGGCTGACGGCCCACGTACCCCTCCCCCCGCGCTGAGTAGCGGACCCGGCGCGGGGGGAGGCCCCACTCGGGGCCGCATCGCCAGGTCCGCAATCACCCACCCCAACCGGAGGTCCGCAAACCATGACCAAGTCCTTCACGCTCGACGACATCCGCGCCGCCGCAGAGGCGAAGTACGGCAACTTCCCCGTCACCCTCGACGACGGCGTGGTGGTGAAGCTCCTCAACCCCCTCCAGATGACCAAGGCGCGGCGGGAGGCGCTGATCGCGGAGCAGGGGCGCCTCAACAGCGACGACGAGAACGAGACCGTCGACCAGGAGCAGGTCCTCGAAAGCATCCTCACGATCGTCGCCGAGAACCCGGAGGCCGGCGCCAAGCTCGTCGCCGCCCTGGACGGCAGCCTCGCCCTCCTGGTCACCACGTTCGAGAACTACTCGCGGGCGGTCCAGGTGGGGGAAGCCTCGGCCTCTGTGAGCTGATCGACAAGTACGGCGCGGGGCTGTACGCCGACCTCCGCTTCCACTACGGCATCGACCTAGTGGACGCGATCGCTGGTCGCGGACCGGCCCCGCGCCTGCTCGTCCTGCTCATCGAGAGGCTCCCCGACGACGGAATGACCAGCGCCATCGCGGCTGGGGGTGCGGAGCACCTCGGCTGGGGCATGGACCGTCACCTGATCGCGAGCGTCTACGACGCGATCAACAACAACACGCGCGGCACCGGCTCATGGGCAAAGGGCAAGGCCCCCAAGTTCACGCCGTTCCCGCGACCCAAGACAGAGAAGAAGGGCGCGCACGAGACCGTCGCCGGTCTGTTCGCGCGAATGCAACGGAGGTAGCACATGGGTGTCGGGAAGTCCGTCGTCATCGGCCGCGTGGCCGTCAAGGTTCTTCCCGACACCACTGACTTCGGCGACGATCTGCGCGCCGATCTGAACCGCATCGAGCGCAACCTCAAGGCCATCGGCGTCGACCTGCGCCTCAACGAGGGCCTCCAGCAGGAGGTCGAGCGCGCCGTCGAGGTTGCGCAGCGCTCCGCCAAGGCCATCAACATCGCGGTCAACCTCGACGACACCGACTCCATCAAGCGGGGCCTGGCGAGGATCGACGCCGAGCTGGAGAAGCTGGGCGAGACCTACAAGGTCGAGGTCCACCTCGACGAGGCCAGCCTCAAGGTGGAGAAGGCGCGCCTGGAGGCGGCGCTCCAGGCGTCCAGCGTCGACATCCGCATCGAGATCGACCCCCACGACATCGAGACCTACCGCACGGCGCTCAAGAAGATCGACGCCGAGCTCGCGCGCCAGCGCACCGTCGAGATCGACGTCAACAACGGCGCCGAGTCGCTTCACCACACGCGCGAGCAGCTCAAGGACCTCGTCGACGACTACGACGGCAAGAAGGTCGAGCTCCAGGTCGCACTCGACCACGGCAAGGCGTCCGCGGAGCTGGCGATCATCAACCGCCGCCGCTACGTCGACCTCGTTGTGCGGGTCAACCAGAAGTCGCTCGCCAAGGCCGGCACCGCAATCGCCGCCCTTTCCGGCGGCCGAATGCTGTGGGACGTCACGACCAACTTCACCGACTGGCTGTCGAACATCGACAAGGCCATCCCCAAGCTGTCGGCCCTCGCGCTCGGCATTGCCGGCGTGGCCGGCTGGGGCCTGAGCGCGGCGAGCAACCTGTTCGCCCTGTCGTCGTCCCTGGCGCAGATCGGCCCGGCGCTTCTCGGCCTCCCTGGCATTCTCGGCGGAATGGCGATTGGCCTTGGCGCCTCGATCGCCGTCCTCAAGGACTTCAACGTCGTGCTGCCCGAGGTCAAGAAGGCGCTCGGGCACCTCCAGGACGCCATGTCCTCGACCTTCTGGTCCGAGGCGAAGAAGCCGTTCCGGGACCTGATCGACTCCCTCCTGCCCGAGCTGTCCGCGGGGCTGATCCACACCTCGAAGCAGCTCGGTGGCTGGTTCGGCGCCCTGGCGGATGCGCTGGGCGGTGGCCTCAATGGCGCGCTCGCCGGAATGTTCGCCGACCTCGGCGAGAGCATCAACATCGCCAGCGGCGGCATGACCGGCATGGTCACGATCATCGAGATTCTCGGCCGGCAGGGCGCCTCGCTCCTGCCCCGCCTGGCGGGCTGGTTCGTCCAGATCACCGACAGGTTCGCGGCGTTCCTCGACCGCACGGAGCAGTCCGGTGAGCTCCAGACGTGGATCAACAACGGCATCGCCGCGCTGGTCGAGCTGGGGCACGTATTCAGTGAGCTGTACGGCACCCTGTCCGGCCTCGGCCGCGCAGCGAAGGAGGCCGGCGGCTCCACGCTCGGCATGATGGCCGACACGCTGGAGCGGGTCCACGCCGCGGTCGACTCCCCCGCATTCCAGACGGGCATGGTCACGGCGCTCACCGCCGCCCACGACGCGATGTACGCGATCGGCAACATCTCGGGCCCCGCCTTCTCGAACCTGTTCGCCACCCTGGCCGACACGTTCGACAAGGTCATGGAGAGCGCCGGCCCCGCGATCGGAACCCTCCTGCGAGACATCGCCAACGCCCTCGCGGCGCCGGCCATGCAGGACAGCATCGTCAGCCTGTTCGACAACCTGCTCGTGGCGATCGACGCGCTGACCCCGATGTGGAAGCCGCTCGGCGAGATCATGGGCGCCGTCCTGACGCTGATCGGCGACCTGGCGGCGGCGTTCGCGCCGCTCATCACGTCGTTCGTGGAGGCGGTCGCCCCGGCGTTCGTCATCCTCGTGGACGGCCTGACCCCCGTCATCGAGCTCCTCTCGACGGGTCTCGCTGACGCGATCAAGGCCATCGCGCCCTCCCTGCCGGGCCTCGTGGACGCCTTCGTCAACCTGGCGCTGGCGCTCGCGGGCCCCGTCGCGGAGATTCTCCCGGTCGTTGGTCAGGCGATCGCCGACCTGGCCCTGGCCCTGACCCCGGTCATCGACGCCATCGGCCCGCTCCTGGTCCCGATGGTGAAGATGCTCGCCGACGCCATCATCGAGCTCCTGCCGCAGATCGTCGACCTCTGGTCTGCGCTGGCCGACGACCTTGGCCCGCTCCTGCCGGTCATCGCCGACTGTTTCGCGCAAATCTTCAAGGCCACCAGTCCCGACCTGATCGAAGCCCTCGGCGAGATCATCGGGAAGGTCGCTGAGAACGCCGACGTGTTCGTCGAGCTGGCCGGCACCGCGACCGACCTGCTCGTCGAGCTGACGCCCATCATCGTCGAGGCGATGCCGCTCCTCATCGAGCTGTTCGAGTACATCGTCACGCCGATGATCGAGCTGGTTCGAGTGATCGTCGAGCAGGTCAACCCCAAGCTCCAGGCCATCGCCGCGTTCATCGGGGCCGTGAGTGACCAGGTCGTCGCGGTGATCGCCTGGTTCAAGCAGATGAAGGCCGACGTTGAGACCGCGGTCTCCGGCGTCCAGACCAAGATCGAGGGCCTGCGTAAGGACATCGAGAAGGCCGTCTCGAACATCGGGACGTGGCTGATCGCCTCCGGTCGATCCCTGATCGACGGGTTCACCGCGGGCATTAGCGATCGCGCCGACGAGGCCAAGAAGTCGGTCTCCAACGTGCTCTCCGACATCCGCGACCTGTTCCCGTTCAGCCCGGCCAAGGAAGGGCCCTTCTCCGGCAAGGGGTGGGTCCTCTACTCCGGCATGTCCATCGGCGACGCAATGGCGGACGGCATCGAGGCCCGCGCGCAGAACGCCGTCAATGCGGCGAAGAAGATGGCCGCGGACACCCACGCCGCCCTCGACGAGGCCGAGTTCATGGGCCCCGTTCTCAAGCAGCAGGTCATCAACTACAACGCTGCGGAAGGCTCCTCTCTCGGCTCCGAGGAGGACCTGTTCGCTGCACTTTCCCGAGGAAGGGCGGTGGGCTTCTAATGCCCTCTCTCGCGCTGGAGAACGACACGGACGCGCTCGACCTGGACTACGTGTTCAAGTACGGGCGCGGCATTCAGGCGCTCTCCGGCGCCACGGGCTTCGGCCTCCCCCCGGTCAGCATCCGCTGGCTGGAGGGGGCCGGGGATGGCGCCCTCTACCGAGGGCGCCGCGTCCTGCCCCGCGACATCGACCTCCCGCTCCTGGTGGTGGGCCTGGACCGCAGCGACCTCACGGCGCTCTGGTCCAGGCTCGCCCGGATGCTCGACGGCAAGTGCCGCCTGCGCCTCATTGAGGACGACGGCACGTCGTGGTCCATCGACACCTACCGCGTCGGCGGTGGCGACTTCGCCTGGGGCTCGGACACCGACGGGGAGCGAGAGCTCCGAACCGTCGTCACGCTCCGCGCCCCCAACCCGTTCTGGCAAGGCGAGATCGTCCGCACCGTGACCCTGGGGGGCTAGCCGATGGCATCGAACCGCGGGCTCCTGCCCGACCTGTCCCAGCTCAAGGTGTCCCCCTCGCAGATCACGGGCGACGTCGTCCTGGAGAACGACGGCGACGCCCACGCCTTCCCGGTGTGGGAGGTGCGCGCCCCGGCGAGCCGCTTCCGTGCGGTCTCGCCAGACGGCGCCGTCCTGGAGTGGACCGGGGCCCTGGCCGCCGGCCAGACGCTCACGATCGACACCGAGAAGGGCACGGTCGTCGACAACACGGGGGCCAACCGCTACGCGGAGCTCTCCCCCGCGCCCCGGATGTGGACCATCCCCCCGGGCATCACCTCGGCAGCCGTCGAGGTCAGCGACAGCACGTCGGCCTCGCGCGTCACCGTGCGCTGGCGACCGCGAAGGTGGGTGATGTGAGTGGAGCTCGTCGACATCAACGTCGAGGTCCGTGACGTCACCCTCGCCCGCGTGGGCGTCATCCTGCCGACCGACGCGACCTTCACGCTCCAGGACGAGTTCTGCAACGTGGGCCAGTGGTCGGTGACGCTGCCACTGGAGCACCCGATGGTGCCGTACCTGCGCACCCCGGGCTCGGGCCTGATCGTCACGAACCGCACCGGCACCGTCATCCTCAGCGGGCCCACCTCCAAGACGAGCTCGGTCGGCTCGTCCGAGGCGCCCGAGGGCATGGTCACCATCACGGGCGTCACCGACGACGTGATCCTCGCCGACGCGCTGGCCTACCCGTTCCCGACGTCGGCCACGATGGCGGGGCAGTCCGGCTCCGCGCGCGACTCGCGCACGGGTCCGATCGAGACCCTGCTCCACGCCTACGTCAACGCGAACATCGGTCCCGGCGCCCCCGCGGCGCGGCGCGGCAAGTTCGCGAAGAAGCTCGTCATGGGCACGAACCTGGGCCGCGGTGCGTCGATCTCCAAGAGCGCGCGCTTCGACGTGCTCGGCACCCTGCTCAACGAGATCGCGGCCGTCAGCGACATCGGCTTCCGCGTGATCCAGCGCGGCTCCAGCCTGGTGTTCGAGACCTTCGAGGTCGCCGATCGCTCGCGCCTGATCCGCATGGACCTGTGGAACAACACCCTCGCGGCCTACTCCGTGGAGACGGCCGGCGCCGCCCTGACGCACGCCATCGTCGGCGGCAGCGAGGAGGGCGTCGACCGCAACTTCGTCGAGCGCACCACCCCCGAGTCGCTGTCGCAGATGGACGAGTGGGGCCGGCGCATCGAGCGCTTCCTGGACCGCCGCTCCGCGGACACCACGCCCGAGCTGGAGCAGGCCGGCGACGAGGCCCTGGCGAAGGACGGCATCAAGCAGGCCCTCGTCAAGTTCACGCCGATGGACGACAGCACCATGCGCTACATCTACGACTGGTTCCTGGGCGACCGGGTAACCGCGGTCGTGGAGGGCGTGGAGATCACGGCGCTCGTGCAGTCGGCCATCATCAAGGTGGACAGCGAGGGCGTGCGCCTCGCCATCGCCCTGAGCGACAGCGTGGGCACCGTCGATCAGGTGCGCGACTTCGAGAGCCGCATCGAGAACCGGGTCAGCTCCCTGGAGCGCACCGCCGAGGGCGGCACCACGGTCACGAACGTGACCAACAACTACGGCACCACCATCGGCCGCCAGATCGGCGAGGTGTTCGCCTGGCCGTCCACGACGATCCAGACCGGATGCCTGGTGGCGGACGGCTCGGCGGTCTCGCGCACGACGTACGCGGCCCTGTTCGCGGTCGTCGGCACGACGTTCGGCGCCGGCAACGGCACCACGACCTTCAACCTGCCGAACCTCAAGGGGCGCGTCCCGGTCGGCCAGGACACGGCGCAGACCGAGTTCAACGCGCTGGGCGAGACGGGCGGCGAGAAGGCCCACCTCCTGACCGCGGCCGAGTCTGGTCTCCGCGACCACCGACACGTCCTGCGAGCTGGCATGACGGTCGGGAACGCGAACACCGACGACGGGGTGGTGCGTGGCGCGGCGTCGCTCGACGCCAACTTCCGCACGGGCGGCGTCAAGGACCTGGCGGGGACCACCGGCTCGAACGGCTACGGCTCCGCCGACATCTCCCAGCCCGCCACCGCGTCGCACAACAACCTCCAGCCCTACCTCACGCTCACCTGGCTCATCAAGGCGGCGTACACCGGGGTCGAGGTCCAGGGGGCGGCGCACGTCCACGCGACCGCCGACGTGACCGGCCTGGACGCGGCGCTGACGAAGGCGCCCTTCGCGGAGTGGGTCGGTACCGCGACCTGCGATGCCAACGGCATCTTCTCCGGGACCTTCCCGGCCGGCCGCTTCACCGTCACCCCCCACGTCGTCGTGTCCGTGGCGTCCCTCACGGAGTTTGCCATCGCCGCTGGTGTGGCGACCAGCACGACAGCGTTCTCCGGCCACTGTGCGTACTTCCCCGGCGGCACCGGGACCATCGCCCGGACAACGGGCTTCGTCATCGCCGTCCGCGCGATTCAGCGCACGGCCACATCGGCGACCGGCTAGCCCCGGCGCGCGCCCGCCCCCATTCCACCTGGAGCGTGAATGACTCAGTCCTCCTTCCCTTTCGACGGGCTCACCACGAGCGAGTCGCAGTTCTCCTACCTGTTCCGCGAGCTGATCGACACGGGCGTGATCGGGACCGGCAACGAGCTCGTCGTGAGCGCCGACGCCTCCGGCATGAACGTCAAGGTCCAGCCCGGCTCCGCCGCCGTGCGCGGCTTCTTCTACCAGTCCACCGCCGTCGAGCCGCTGACCATCGCGGCGGCCGGCGCCGTTGCGCGCACGGACACCGTGGTGCTGCGCCTGGACCCGACGGCCAACACCATCGTCCTCGCGGTGACGTCCGCGGCGCTGGTGCAGACGGACACCGGCATCTACGAGCTGCCGCTCGCCACGGTCGCGGTGGGCGCCAACGTCGTGACGATCCAGGTCGCCAACGTGTCCGACGTCCGTCGGCGCTCGGGCAGCCGCGTCGGCTACTGGCCGACCACGGCCCTGCTCCCCGCCTCCCCGCGCAAGGGGCAGTTCGGGTTCAACGGGCAGACGTCCCGCTGGGTGACCTGGGACGGCGCCGCGTGGGTGGACGCCTTCTCGTGGTCCACGCTGCCGGGCAAGCCGACCTCGGGTCTGCTCGACGGGCGCGACCTCCTGTCCGGCACCGCGGCGCCTGACGGCAGCGTGGGCAAGGTCGGCGACTTCTTCTTCGTGCGCCGAGCGGCCTGACGCCGATGGTCAGCCCAGCGAACAACGTCGTCTACCTCGACCTCACGGTCGGCTCGCAGGACCCGACGGCCAACACCTCGACGATCCACTGGCGCGTCCGCGTCTACATCAACTACGGCGTCAACGCGAACCACAGCGGCAACGCCTACGTCAACGGCAACCTCGTGTGGAACTACGCCGGCAACCCCGGCAACATGGTCAGCACGGGGACGTACACGCTGGCCGAGGGCGACATCGCGCTCGCCCACGACGGCAGCGGGAACCTGGGCGTCTCGGGTTCGGCCCACGTCCAGACCGTCAGTCAGTCGAGCGCCTGGTCCTACTCGAAGGACGCCACGGGCTCCGTGGCCGTCCCCAGCCTCGCGAGGGCGCCCGGCGCCCCCGGCCTCTCGGTGGGCACCATCTCCGCCACCTCGGCGGTGGTCACCGTCACCGCGGCTGCGCCCAACGGAGCGGTCGTGACCGCCTACGTGGTGGACGTCGCCACCGACGCCGCCTTCGCTTCGGTCGTCAAGACCTGGGGCGGCGGCTCCGGCACAGCGACGGACCTGACCCGCGCCGGGCACTACTACGTCCGGACCAGGGCCCACAACGCCGTCTCCGACGGGCCCTACGCCTACGCGGAGTTCGACACCCTGCCCACCGCGCCGGGCGCCCCGACGTGGCCCGCCACCCCGACCTCGGACATCGCCACCACGTCGCTCACCGTGACGTGGACGGCGCCCGCCGACAACGGTGGACGTGCCATCACCGGCCACGTCGTGCAGGTGTCGCAGACGTCCAACTTCTCCGCGATCGTGGGCACGTTCAGCTCGGGCGCCATCACGGGCCTCGCGCCGGGCGGCACCTACAGCGTGCGCGTCGCCGAGGTGAACAGCGCCGGCACGGGCCCCTGGTCCGCAACGCTGACGGTCACCTCGCAGGCCGGCATCTTCGAGAAGGTGGCCGCCGGCTGGGTGGCGGGCACCCTCTACGAGAAGGTGTCGCCGACGTCGTGGGCGCCCATCGCCTACGCGATGGAGAAGATGTCCGGGGGGTGGGCCCAGTGACGCTCTGGAACAGCCTCCACCCGTCCGTGCAGGTGGCGATCATCACCGGGGTGTTCGGGCTGTTCGGCCTGCTCCTGGAGCGCCTACGGCGCGACACGAAGGCCCTGCACGAGGACGTACGGCAGACGAAGTATCAGGTGCAGAACGACCACAAGACGAACCTGCGCGAGGACTTCGACAAGATGGCCGGCGCCGTCGAGCGCGTGGCCGGGACGGTCGAGCGCATCGCCGACACGCAGAGTCGCCACGAGGAGCTCCTCCGCTCCCACGGCACCTCCCTGGGGTCCATCCGCGACGACAGTCGCATGGAGCGCCAGGAGCGCATCCTCCTCGGGCAGCGGGTCGAGACCGTCGCCTCCGAGCTCGGCGAGCTGGGGCGCCAAGTGGGGCTGTACCACACCTGACCGCAGTACCACCGAGAGGGGCCCTTGGCACAGCGCCGGGGGCCCCTTTCGCCATGCCCGCACGCGGGCAGATAGGAGGTCGCCCGTGGCTCTCATGCCCGGCGCCATCGTCAAGCTCATCCCCAAGCACAACACCCGCAGGCGCGCAGCGTTCAACCGCCTCAACCTGCACATCGCCGTCTCGGAGGCCGACAGCCTCTACGGCTTCTTCTCGGGCGCGGACGTCTGCGCCAACCTCTACGTGCGCCGCAGCGGCGTGATCGAGCAGTACATCGACACCGACTTCTGTAGTGCCGCCGACCTGGAGGGCAACGACGGGAGCGTCTCGGTCGAGACCCAAGGTGGCGTGACCAACGCCGACGGCGAGCCCTGGACCCCGGAGCAGGTGGCCGCCCTGGCGCGCATCTACGCCTGGGTTCGCGCCCAGCACGGCGTCGCCAACAAGCTCGCGACCACCTCGCGCATCGGCGACGAGTCCAAGGGCCTGAGCTGGCACCGCCTCGGCATCGACCCGTGGCGCGTCTCGGGCGGGATGCGCTACTCCAGCTCGCGCGGCAAGCGCTGTCCCGGCGACGCCCGGATCGCGCAGGTGCCGGCGATCTTCGCCGCGTCACAGGACGGCACCGCGCCCGTCGCGATCCCCGCCTCCACGCCCGCCCCGATCCCGGCCGTGACGTCGGAGCGGTGGCTCCAGCGAGGCAACGTGGGCGCCGCGGTCGGCGAGCTCCAGGGCCTCCTCACCGCGGCCGGCTTCCCCTGCGCGCGGGACAACTCGTTCGGCCCGGACACCGAGGCGCAGGTGCGGGCCTACCAGGGCTCGCGCGGCCTGGTCATCGACGGCCTGGCCGGCGAGGCGACCATGAGCGCGCTGCGCTCCGGCCGGCCCGCTGCGCACGCCGCCGCAGCTCCCGGCGTGCTGCGCCGGGGCTCGTCCGGCGCGGACGTCAAGCGGCTCCAGGAGCGACTGCGCACGGGCTACCCGGCCTACGCCAAGAAGCTCGTGGCGGACGGGTCCTACGGCCCGGCCACCGAGGCGGTCGTGCGCGAGTTCCAGCGCCGCTCCGGCCTCGCGGTCGACGGCATCTGCGGCCCCAAGACGCGGGCCGCACTCGGCATCTGACGAAGGGAGGTCCGCGATGGCGGACCACGCTGTGAAGGCGGACGCGCGAGACCGCGCGCTCCGCACCCTCTGGACGGGGCTGGGTACCGACGTCGCCGTCGGCACCGGCACGGCCCTGGCGCTGTGGGTCGGCAACGCCGACATCGGCTCCGCGGCTGCGTGGGGTGCCCTGGGCATCCTCGTGGCCCGGAGCGCCCTCCAGGCCGTCGCGAGCTACCTCGTGCGGCTCAAGGTGTCCCCCGCCGAGGCGGGTGGCGAGGAGGCGCCGGCCTAGCCGGAATGCAAGAAGGGCCCCATCCTGGGATGACTTCCGGGATGGGGCCCTTCTTTCGTTGTGGCTACGGCTTGGCCTTCTTGCGCTCCTCTAGCGCCTCGGGCGTCGTGACGCGCGCCGAGAATGGCTCCCGCTTGGCGGCCTTCGCCCCGTGCTTCGTGAGCACCTTCTCCAGGTCCCGTGCGTCATCTGCGCACAGGTCCATCACGGCCTTCCGCGTCCCGCTCGCGATCTGGTAGCGAGTCGTGGGCTTGCCCAGCACCCCGCACTCGTCACACACCGTGACCTGCAACCTTGCCATCGCCGCTCCCCTTCCTGTTGCCCCGACACCCCCGCTCGCCTACTGTAGCGTGACGCGCGGTCAATGCACATCCGCCGGGCGGGTGACTCACGGTCTGCGCCATTGACACACCGCCACCGACGCGAGCATGATTGACCCATCAAGTGAGGCCCGCGGGGGGCGCCGCATAGGGGAGACCGGAGGACATCATGAGCAAGATTCAGGACGAGGGCGAGATCACTCGCTGGTTCAACGAGGGCCGCACGTACCGCTGGATGGTGGAGGAGTACGAGCGCAAGTACAACATCACCATGACGCAGAGCGCGTTCTCCAACTTCCGCCACCGTCGCGGCCTCGGCCGGCGCATCACGCGCAACGACGACCTGATCCCGTGGGCCGTCAACGTGGAGCACCGCTGGGCCTACGACCTGGCGATGCTGCGCATGGAGGCGCGCCGCCGCAACGGCGCCGAGCTGAACCCGGAGGACGCGGGCCGGCTGGCGAGCTGGCGCGACCGCCTCGACGCCGGCAACCTCGTGCTCCACTACGACCCCGACACCGAGGAGGGGTTCTGGTACGTCCCGCGCCGACCCGGCGTGGACCTCGACCTGATCCGCGAGCCGGAGCACAAGACCACGCAGCGCCGGCTCGCCGAGTAGGACCAAGGGCCCCCAAACATCACCTGACCTAGTGCTGTCACGGTGGGTTTGGGGGCTTTGTCGTGCGGCTTGTGACACCAGCGCATGTGGTCCTATGATTCGTTCGCCGTCCTCACAAACCCTCGATCCCTGCGTGCTCGACGGGCGGCCGGGTCGCGTGGGAGTCACCGGAGCCGGACATGTCAATGACGACACGCCAGACCACCCGCGGTAGGCCCGCGTCACTTGCACCCCACCCTCGACCTGTGGTACAAATGGGTGTTGCAAGTGACGCAGAGACAGCGGGAGGTCATCACCTAGTGAGCCACGAGTCCACGAACGCGCCGCCGGCCAGGCGGCGGGCACTACTGTCCCGCGAGGTCTACACCTCGACCACGGGGCAGACCGAGCTGGTCATCGACCATCGCTCCGAGGACTACCACCTCGACACCGGCCGGACCACGTCCCTGCGCGAGATCAACGCCATGATCGCCCTCGCTCGCGAGCTGGGTTACGAGATCATCTGCGAGGACGAGAGCGGCGACGGGCCCGACTTCTTCGGCGAGGACGGCGTCCGCTGGTACCTGGGCGCCCTCGACGGCGGCACGGTGGAGGCCGCGTGAGCGTGAAGCTGCCGAGCCGGCTCTCCTACAGCTCGCTGTCCTCCTACGCGGAGTGCGGTGAGCGCTGGCGCCTGGAGCGCCTGCACCACGTCACCTCGTCGACGTGGTGGGCCACCATCGCCGGCTCCGCGGTTCACACGATCACCGAGGCGTTCGACCTGGGCAAGCCGCTGCCGGACTTCGAGCTGACGCTCGCGGCCAACGAGGCGGAGGCCAAGGGCCGAGGGCAGGAGATCAAGGCGTCGGGCAAGGTGCTCAAGAACCACGGGATCGAGGGTGGGCCGAACAAGAAGGACCGCGACTGGTGGCTCATCCGAGGCCCCGAGATGGTCCAGGCGTACATCGACTGGCGGGCGCTGACCAAGTGGGAGATTCCCACGATGCCGGACGGCGCCCCCGCGATCGAGGTCCGCGTGCCCGCGCAGTTCGCCGGCCGCGACCAGCTCGGGTTCATCGACCGCGTGTTCATCCTGCCGGACGGGCGCGTGCTCATCGTCGACCTCAAGACGGGCAACCTCCCGTCGACCCGGCTCCAGCTCGGGACCTACGCCGTGGCCCTGCGCAAGCTGTGGGGCATCGACGCGGACGTGGGCACGTTCTGGCTGGGCAAGACGGGCGACATCGTCACGCCGCTGACGGACCTCACGCAGTACAGCGAGGAGTTCGTCGACCACCAGTTCGAGATGGCCTGGCGTGGCATCGAGGCCGGCGTGTTCCTGCCGAGCCCGTCCAGCATGTGCCGGGGCTGTTCGGTGCATGAGTTCTGCCGCGCGATGGGCGGCAGGAAGGGCGTCACCATCCCCATCGAAGATGTCCTCACCCGGCCCCAGGCGGCCGACGTGGAGGCTCGTGAGGCCGCAGCGGGAGCAGTCGCGGCCTGAGTTGTGCAAGTGGCGCAGATCGTGCTAGGCTGGGATCATGGACGAAGGGAGCACAGCACAGTGACATCGGAGAGGGTGCCGGCATCGACCGCCACCATCAAGTTCGGCAAGGGGTTCGAGGACCCCTGGTACGTCGTCTACGGCAGCCCGGAGGAGATTCGCGAGCAGCTCGTCGTCGCCTTCGGGTACGACCGTGCAAGTGTCGCGACCCTCTCGCTCGCGGAGCTGATCGTCGAGTCGAGCCGGCGGGCGCAGGTGCTCCGCACCGCGTCGATCTCGCTGGGCGGGGAGATCGTGGCGGTCGAGACGGCCAAGGCGGCGCCGGCACCGCGGCGCAGCCGCGCGGCAGCCAAGCCCGCGGACGACGCGATCGAGGGGACGCCGGCCAAGGTCGACACCCCGGCCATCGCCTCGCCGCCCGACGTGGACCCGCCGTGGGATGACCCCGAGGCGACCGACCCGCTGATCGCGCAGATCGAGGCCGTCACCACGAAGGCGGAGTTCGCTCTGCTGTGGAAGGCCAACCAGGCGCGGTTCTCCGAGCCGGCGGTCAAGGCGGCGGCGGCAGCGGCGCAGGGTCGGCTCCAGTGAGCGACAGCGCCGACCTGCTCCGCGGCCAGGCGGCCACCGCGCGCCGCTTCGCGGCCAGCGGGCAGTCGGAGGCCGAGGCGCTGGCCTCCCAGCTCCGGGTCCTGACGGCGAGCGTCGCCGAGCAGCTCGCCAAGGCGGCCGAGTTCGACGAGGCTGCCGCCACGCTCGACGGGGCCGGCCTGTGAGCGGGGCGGCCTGGCCGGAGATGCCGGAGATGGACGAGGAGTTCGAGGCGCTGGTCGCTGACCTGCGCGACGCCTCCGACGCCAGCGCGCCGGACTTCGTGATCGAGGACGGGGAGCTGTTCGTGGCCCGCGAGGGCTACTACTTCAACCTCGACTGCCTCGTCACCGCCTTCCCCGACCTCAACGGCAACACCGTGATGGTCGGCTGGGACGGGGTTCACAGCACGGCACCACTGGACGCGGCCGTGTTCGTCACGGCCCTGCTCAACCACCGCAAGTCCGACCCGAACGACTGAGGAGCAACCACAGCATGAGCATCATCGACAAGATCAAGTCCCTGTTCAGCCAGGTCAGCGAGGCCGACGTCGCCGAGAAGGCCGCGTCCGCCGCGACCTCCCTGTTCGACGAGGCGGCCGAGCTCCTGGAGTTCGCCGCCGGCACGCAGGACAAGCTCGCGGCCCTCGCCATCGAGGCCGCGGACGGGCTGCGCGACGCGGCGGACTACGCCGAGCGCGAGGCCGCCGAGCTCCAGGCGTCGGCCGACGAGAACACGGCGCGCGCCGCGCGCATCCGGGCGTTCTTCGGGTGACCGCAGCCCTGTGGGTCGCCGCCATCGTGGCGGCACTCGCCTTCGTGCTCCTGCACGCCGCTCGACCCCCCCGCTTCTGACCCACCCCTCGAACCACCAGGAGATACACCACTATGGGCCTCAACTTCGCTGACATCCCCGCCGGGGGCGCCTACTTCAAGGGTGACGACTACGCCACGGCGGTCGCCCTGCTCATCGAGGTCGGGCACCTCGACCCCCAGGTCCCGACCAAGTTCGGGCCCAAGGACACCCTCACCGTCGACATCACGAAGTTCGCCTCGACGGCGGACATCGAGACGGGCAACGGCCAGTTCAACCAGGGCGTCAAGGTGCAGGCGATCGACCTCGTGAACAAGCTGCGCCACCTCGTCGGCTCGGCCACGGTGGTCACCGTCGTCAAGCTGCCGCCGTCGGCCCAGCTCCCGAACGGCGCGTGGGTCTGGCGCCAGGTCGACGCCGACACCCGCGGCAAGGTCGTCGCCTACGCCCAGCGCCGCGAGGCGGCCGAGGCGGAGGCCCTGGCGGAGGTGCCGGACTTCACCGCGGCCTGACCTCGCCCAAGTGCAGGGCGCCGCGTGTAAGTGACGCGGCGCCCTGCCGCCTCCATGAAGGGAGGTGGGCGTAGTGCTCACCGCATCACGCGCGCTGGCTCTCAACGCGCGATCCTCCCCCACCCTGCCGCGGGTGCCGGAGCTCCAGGCCCTCTACAGCCTCGGTGTCCGCCCCCGCCAGGGGGAGGTCATCATGATCGCCGGCCGGTCCGGCACGCAGAAATCCGGCTTCGCCCTCTGGTGGGTGGCGCAGATGGGCTTGCCGACGCTGTACCTCAGCGCCGACATGAGCCCGTTCCAGGCCAGCGTCCGGCTGGCGTGCTCGACCACGGGCGAGATCACCGATCAGGTCGAGGCCGGCATGGCGGACGAGCGGACCAGGGAGTTCTACCTGGACGCGATTCGCGGCCTGCCTATCACCTTCGCGTTCGGCTCGCCGATCTCGTGGGAGTCGGTCGACTACGAGATCGAGTCCTACGTCGAGCTCTGGAACCGCTTCCCCGAGGTGATCGTGGTCGACAACCTCATGGACGTCGAGGGAGCGCAGGCCGACTACGTGGGCCAGATGGACGCGATGCAGGCCATCTCCGAGCTGTCCCGCAACACGGGCGCCACGGTGATCGTCCTGCACCACGCCAGCGACAAGTCCTGGGACGCCAAGACGGACCCCTGGAAACCGCCCAGCCGCGACCAGATCAAGGGCGGCATGAGCGAGAAGCCCGAGCTGTGCCTGTCCGTGGCCCTGGACCCACAGAGCTACCTCTACCGGGTCGCCTGCCTCAAGCAGCGCCTCGGCCCCTCGGACCCCACGGCACAGAGCTTCGCCACGCTACGTGCCGACCCGGCACGTACGCGGTTCCTGTCCTACGAGCGCGAGTCCCGCGACCACGCGCTCACCCCTCTCTAGGAGCGACACAGTGACGACACCGGAAGCGACCCGCCGGGCGCGCGCGAGCAAGCGGCGCGGCGCCCAGTGGGAGACCGACATCCGCACCTACCTGCGGGACCTCGGGTTCGACGCGGAGCCGCTCAAGCTGAGTGGGTCCGCCGACGAAGGCGACCTCGTCGTGCGGCTAGGCAAGCGCTACGTCGTGATCGAGGCCAAGAACGAGGCCACCATCGACCTGCCGGGCTACCTGCGCGAGGCCGGCGCCGAGGGCGTCAACTTCGCGGCCCACCGCCCCGCGGTCTCGGCCGGCCAGGTCTACCCCGTCGCCATCGTCAAGGCGCGCGGCAAGGGCGTGGACGAGGGCTACGCCGTTATGCAGGTGTCCGAGATGGTGCGCCTCCTCGCAGACGTGGCCGCCTTGTGACGATCGACGAGGCGATGGACGCCCTGTTCGCCGAGGTGATCCCGCTGTACGGGCTCGTGGACGAGTGGGAGTACCTCGCGCTCGACGAGTTCGTCGCCGACCTGGACCTCACGGACGACGACCTCATCACGATGGCGGTGATCGAGGCTGGACTCGACTGAGGACGAGCGCCCGGACCTGGGCGCGCTACTAGAGCACTACGGCGTGCGGGTGAACCCCAGCCGCACGACGCAGATGGTGTCCTGCCCGTTCCACGACGACCGGACGCCGAGCATGTCAATCAGGCTCGACACGGGCCTCTACAAGTGCCAGAGCTGCGGTCGCGGCGGAGACGCCTTCACGTTGGTCATGGAGAAGGAAGGGCTCAACTTTGTCGGAGCACGAACCGCTCTTGCCGGTCTCGGCATCTCGAATGGCGGAGCTGGAGGCGGCGGTGAGCGCCTATCAGGCAGCGCTTACGGCTCAGGCCGTCGAGTGGCTCCTGGAGCGGGGGCTGGGCCTGGACGAGGCGTCTATGTACCGTCTTGGCGTCGCCGCTGATCCGTTCCCCGGTCACGAGAAGTACACCGGGATGCTGGCGCTGCCCTACTTGGACCGCGACGGCAACCCCCTGACGATGCGCTTCCGCTGCCTCCAGCAGCACGACCACCGCACCCACGGGCACGGGAAGTACATGAGCCTGCCGCACGAGCCGGCCCGCACGTTCAACGTCAGCGCCGTGCATGACGCTGGCGACGACCTGCACATCGCGGAGGGCGAGTTCGATGGGATCGTCCTCACGAAGGCGGGCTTCCCGGCCATCTCGATCCCAGGCGCGCAGGGCTGGCGCCCTCACCACCGCCGCATGGTGGCGGGCTTCTCGCGGGTGTTCGTGTGGGGCGACCCGGACGAGGCCGGCGCGGAGTTCGCGGCCAAGGTGACGCGCTCCGTGCGCAACGCCACGGGGGTGCGGATGACACGGGACGACGGGGACGTGAGCGACCTCTACGTCCGCGGGGGCCGTGAGGCCCTGTGCGAGCGCCTGGCGGCCGTTTCTGGCGAGGCGGTGTGCAAGTGACGCGGCGCACCCTCACGGACGACATGACCGACCTCCTGGCCCTGTACGGGGTGGTCGGGCCGATCATCTCGATCGACGCCTACGACCAGGAGCTGCGCGTCGTGTGCGCGCGACTGGAGGGCCCGGCCCTGACGATCGAGTACCTCCTCGACGCCCGAGCCGTGGTCGACACGCGCGACGCCGGCTCGCCGATCTACGACGAGCTGGTGTCGCGATGAACCTCACCGCGGCCGGGCCTGCGCCCGTCCCGTACCGCCGCTTCCTGGGGATCGAGCGCCTGCTCGCCACCGTGACGGTGGCAGACCTCCCCGCGATCGAGGCCCGGCTCGGCCCCGACGGGCCCGCGGCAGAGGCCGTGTCCGCGGTCCTCGCCAGGCACGGCCACCGCATCTCGCGGGCAACCATCAACGACTACCGGCGGCACCTCCGCCAGCTTGGAGCACCGACATCTTGACCGACAGCCTCCTCGACGACATCCTCGCGATCCCGGTCGCGCCCGTGATCCCCAAGTCCACGAAGGCCGAGTTCTCGCGCAAGCTGGAGGTCAAGCTCGACGGCACGACCGAGGCCACGGTCAACTGTGCGGCGGCGCCGCGCGAGGAGCTGGAGGGCAAGGCGCGCGAGCTCCTGGAGGAGTACGGGCTCAAGCCCGACGCCTTCGCGGTGACCGCGTTCCGCGTCTCGAAGTGGACGATGGCGAACGGCGAGGAGGGCGTCAGCGCCCGGTTCTCGTTCCACTCGCGGATGTTCGGCGGCGAGACGGTGGACGTGCTCGACCTCAACGAGCTGTTCGACCTCATCGAGCTGCACCGGGCGAGCCCCATCGTCGTGCGCCCCTCGGGCGAGCACGCCTTCATCGTCGCCCTCGGCGACATGCAGTTCGGCAAGATCGACGGGGACGGCCCGGAGGGCACGCTCCGCCGCGTCATCGAGTGCATCAACCGCGCCGCCGACGCGCTGGCCTGGTACCGCAAGCGGTTCGACATCGGCCACATCCACGTCGCGTGGCTGGGCGACCACGTCGAGGGCTTCGTCTCCCAGGGCGGCGACAACGCCTGGCGCACGCAGCTCACGCTCTCCGAGCAGACGCGGCTCGTGCGGCGCGTGATGATGCACGCCCTCCAGGTGTTCGCGCCCCTGGCCGAGCGGGTCACGATGGTCGCCGTCCCCGGCAACCACGGCGAGCCGCAGCGGTTCGGCAAGAAGGGCATCACCCGCTACGACGACTCGCACGACACCGAGGCGCTGATCGCCGTCTCCGAGGCTGCCGCGCTCGACCCGCTGCACTACGGCCACGTCGAGTTCTACACGCCCGAGCCGGACGAGATGACGGTCACCCTGGACCTGGCCGGCACGGTGACCTCGCACGCGCACGGGCACCAGTTCCGCCCCGGCCAGCACTTCAAGTGGTGGGGGGACCAGACGTTCGGCGGCTCGCCCATCGGGCAGGCCACGCTCCTGCTCCTGGGCCACCTGCACCACCTTCACGTCGAGGAGAGCGGCCTGCGCACGATGGTCCAGGTGCCGGCGCTGGAGGCCACGAGCAAGTGGTGGGAGCACGCCACCGGCGTGCGCGGCAACCCCGGCATCGTCGTTGCGGTGACGAAGGACGGGCACACCGGGCAGATCGAGGTGGTCCGATGACCGACGGGGAGATGGCCTGCACGAAGGTGTGGCTCGTCGTCGCGCCCAAGTGGAGCCGGTACTGGCCGGGCCGGGTCGTGGGGGCTCGCGTCGCGACCCTCCGCAGGACGCGGCCGGAGACCCTGGCGGACGGCGCCATCGCCGTCGAGGTGGAGGTCCGCCTCCCGCTCTCGGCCTTCACGCCGACCGCGGTGGCCGAGGTGAAGTGGTGAGCGCCGCGGGGTCGCTGTCCCCGCACGAGAGGGCCGCCCTGTCGCTCGCTCAGGCCAAGATCATCGACCTGCGCGAGGCGCTGGTGGCGCTCGGCGTCAAGTCGCGCGAGCTGTCCATCGTGCTGACCAAGCTCGACGAGGCGCGCATGTGGATCGACGCGGTGGGCAGGTGACGCGGGCGATCGACTGGTCCCTCCTCGGCGAGGACGGATTCTGGGTCGCGGAGCGCGCGGCGCGCTCGGTGGCGCGGAGCTTCTCGCGCGTGGAGGAGGAGGACGTGTTCCAGGAGGCGTGCATCTACATCGCCACGCACCCGGACTTCGTGCGCCAGTGGTACGAGTACGGCGAGGCGCTGCCTGGCGTCCGCGGCGGGCGCGATGGCGGGCGCAAGCGCGTGCTGGTGGGCGTGGTGCATGAGCTCCGCCGCATGTGCGCCGCGGACCTCGGCGCCGACCTCAACGTCGCGGGTGCAAGTGGCGCCCGGCCCCCGGCGCCAGACCTGACGCGGTGGGGCGCCCGCCCTACGCCGCCCGGCTACGAGGGCCTGGGCTACACGCCGGCCATCGTCGAGCGCCTGCTCCCGGCGCTGTGGGGTGACCTCGACACCGTGCGCGATCCGCAGGGGCCGACCGAGGACATGCCGCGGGCGAAGGCCGACCCCTCGCACGCGGGCTCGAACGTGGTCCACCTGGCCGACGTGCGCCGCGCCTGGGAGCTCGTGGACCTGCCGCTGACGGAGCGACAGGCCCTGTTCGCCACGGCAGTCCTCGGGCTCACCGCGCGCGAGGCGGCGGCCGAGCTCGGAGCCGGCAAGTCGACCGTCATCGAGAGGGCCGACCGCGCCCTCACCGCCATCCTCACCACCCTCAACGGGAAGGAAGTGCCCCTCAATGGGACCGTCCAGGAATGAGCTCACCACCGCCGCCGCGGAGCGCGCGGACGAGCTGACCATGTTCGCCGACGAGCAGGAGCACGAGGCCAACCACCTCAACGGCAACGCGCTCCTGTCCTCGCACCGGCAGTTCGTGGCGATGCTCGAAGGCGCCGCCTACATGCGCCAGACGGCGGACCTGCTCCGCCAGCTCATCGCGGAGGTCGACGCCCCGTGATGGTGACCGTCTACTCCCAGCCCAACTGCCCGCCGTGCGCGGCGACCCGGCGCAAGCTCGACCAGCTCGACATCGACTACGTCGAGATCGACGTCAGCGAGAGCCCCAGCGCCCTCGCCTACGCGGTCTCCCTGGGCCACCAGCAGACGCCCGTCGTCGTGGCCGGCGACCAGAACTGGAGCGGCTTCCGCCCCGACCTGATCGCCAAGCTCGCCGCCTGACCGCACGACAAAGCGCCCCTCCCCGAGCTCCAGTGATGGAGTCCAGGGAGGGGCGCTTTCGTGCTGCCTGCGATGCCTCAGCGCGGCTCGCCCGCGCGCCTGCCGATCTCGCCCGCGCCCTGGAGCACGAGGTCTGCCACGGGGCGGGCTTCGCCGTCCGCCCAGCCGTCCTCGACGAGCGGCACGCCGATGCGCAACCGGGCGCCCGCGTCCTGGCCGGGCAAGCCCGTGCCGCGGTCGACGTAGAACCGGACGCCCATCGACCGCAGCAGCGCGTTGCGCTCGGCGTCCGTGGCGCACTCCTGCCAGCGGTCGGCCAGGGTGCGGCCGGTGTCCACCGCGCGCCAGCCGGACGGCACCTGCGGCAGCGCCTCCAGGTGCGTGCGCTGCGCCTCCAGCGCGCCGTACGTTGCCCGGTACTCGTCGACCGCCGACGCCGAGCTGTAGAGGCCCGCGGCGCGGTCGTCGCGCAGGTTGCGCAGGGCCTCGGTCAGCTCGGCGATGCGCTCCGTCGCGTCGGTGCCGGCCTCCCACACCCGCTCGGTGACGGGCGCGTCGCCCCACATCCCGAGGACGAGGGCGCTGACGCGCTCCTCCACCGCCTCCGCTGGGATCGAGCCGTTCGAGCATTGGGCCGCGCCCGTGCGCGAGCGCGAGCCGCAGCGGTAGTAGCGCCGGCTGCGCCCCATCGACAGGTACATCGGCTCGTCGATCTCGTGCTCGTTCTGGCACTCCCAGCACCAGAGCACGCGCAGCAGCATGGCCCGGTCTGGCCGGGCGCCGGCCGTGTTCCCCGCCCCCTTGCGGCTGTCCGCCAGCTTGGCCCGGACGGCACTCAGCTCGGCGCGCGTGAGGATCGGCTCCGCCCGCTGCACCGGCATCCCGTCGTCCCCGCGCACCACGTACTCGCGCCGGCCCTCGCCCGCGCGCTTGTCCTCGCGGACCATGTAGCCGAGCAGCCGCTCGGACTTGACCGCGCGCTGGAGGTTGCCCATGCGCCACTCGCCCCGGCCGCTGACCGTGGGCACGCCCCTGCGGTTGAGGTCCGCGGCGATGGAGTTGATGGACTCCCCCGCCAGCACGCGCGCGACGACGGACCGGATCACCACGGCCTGCTCCTCGTCGACCCCGAGCCGCGGGTGCCCGGCGCTGTCGGTCTCGACGCGGTAGCCCCACGGGACCTGCCCCCCGCGCCAGCGCCCGGACTTGGACAGCTTCACGAACGAGGAGCGAGCTCGCTCCACCATGCGCTCCCGCTCGCCCTGCGCCAGCCCGCCCAGCACCGAGACGATGAGCGTGCCGGCGGGGCCTGTGTACTCGGTGCCGCTCGTCTCCCACACCTGGCGCCCGTTGGCCCGGCACCAGTCGATCACCGCGAGCATGTCCGCGGCGCGGCGCGAGAGCCGGTCGAGTTTCCACACCACCAGCGCGTCCCACTCCCCCGCGCGCGAGGAGGCCGTGGAGCGAGCGACGTCGCTCGCTGAGGCGTCCCGGTGGCCCAGGGAGTCCGGGAGGTACTGGCCGAGCCCCGGCCGGCGCCACGGGGCGACGTCGCCGCTCACGTCCTCGTCCTGGGCCCATGCCACAATGTCGTGCCGCGCGATGGCAGCCCACCGCTCGATCTCCTCGCGCTGGCGCTCGATCGACGTGCTCGCGGCGTCGGTGCGGGAGAGCCGGACCACTCCAAGAATCCTCACATGACGGAGTGTACGCTCATCATTGGAGTCGTCGCGTGATCGGCTCGCACTCCGCGTGTCGAGCGTGCGGAGACAGCGAAACGCCCCCAACCCGCGAGGTGTGATCCTCATGGATTGGGGGCGTTCGGTCGTGCTGTCGGGCGGTGCCGGCGCTAGGCGAGCGCCGCCTTGAGGTCGTGCTTGTGCTCCGCGCACGAGCACCTGTAGCCCCACCCCTCGGGGTGGCAGTCGCCGCACGCTCCGGCAAGGCACCAGCCGCACGGGGCCAGCGCGACGACCGCGGGGCGGGCGTCCACGGCCGGCCGGCGTGCGGCCGGCACTAGTCGGTCCCCCCCACCTTGAAGCTGACGTCGATCTCGGCCTCCAGCGTGCCCATCTCCACGTACTCGCCGTCGATCAGGGCGTAGAGCGGAGTGGAGAAGGTCGCCGCCCCCACCACGGGGCTCACGCGGTCACCCCCGCGAGGATGCGCGCCACCCGTTCGAGCGGGGCCAGGCGCAGGCCCCAGGCGTCGAGCCCGACGTGGACCTGCGGGATCGCGTACCTGATCTCCCGGCCCTCGGGGTGGTAGGCCCAGGTGAGCTCCTGCGCGCTGTGGGTGTGGCCGTGGATCAGCGGCAGGCCCGCGTTGCGGAGCCGGTACTGCGGGTGTCGGTCCTCGTCGCGCCCCTCGGTGTCGCCCTCGTACGGGAAGTGGGACAGCAGCACCTCGCGGCCCTCGATCCGGCGCCGGGCGAACGCCTGCGTCGAGGCGAACGCAGGCGCGCGGAAGTCGTACCCCATGCCGCGTGGGCCCCGGAGCTCGGTGTACTGCGCCGCCTTGCGGTGGGCGTCGCGGTGCATGGGGTGGCCCTTGTCGTGGTTCCCCCACACGAGGTGCTTCTCCCCCGGCCAGGCCGAGAGCATCTCCAGCGCGTACCGCGGGTTCGAGACCGCGATGTCGCCGAGCACCCACACCTGATCCCTGGCGCCGACCTGATCGTGCCAGTTCCACCGGATCGCCTCGTCGTGGTCGAGCACGTTGTGGAACCCGCGCACCTCCGCGACGTGCTCGTGTCCGAGGTGGAGGTCGGACGTGAACCAGATGTTCATGCCGCGACCACCGTGAAGGGCTCGTAGTGGGCGAGGTCTGCGGCGCCCCACGCCGCCCCGCTGCCACGTCGCCCCCAGTGCCACAGGGCGATCGTCGTCACCCCGCGCTCCACGACCTCGTGGATGTCCCCCTGCGAGTCGCTCGCCCGCGTGCCGACCGGCAGCTCCACCAGCTCGGCCGCCGTCACCACGGCCCCGACCCGAGAGGCGGGCACGTAGCCCAGCTCGTCCATGATCGCGTCCCGCGCCACCTTGTCGAGCTCCTGGAGCGCGGTGAGCGCGTTGCGCGCGTCCGCGCCCGCGACGAGCTGGTCGATGGCGAGGATCGCCACGGCGAACTTCCGGCGCTCGGCGGCGCTGCGCAGGGCCGTGCCCCCGATGTAGAGCCCGGCGGCCCCGAAGTTGACGCTGTAGTCCCCCTCGCCGTCCGGGCCGCTGATGCCGCGCTGCGCCTCGTCGAGCTCCGCCTGGGTGATGGTGATGTCGCTCATGCCGCCACCGCCACGACGGTGTAGGGCCCGTAGTCGATGAGCTCGGCCGGGGCGTAGAGGTCGTCCGCGGACCAGTCGTCGCTATCGCGGTCCACGTCCTCGTAGTGCCAGCGAACGATCTTCGTCCCGCCGAGCACGACGACGTGGACGTCACGATCGCGGTCGACCGCTCGCGTGCCGGCCGGCAGGGCGAGCAACCCCTCGACCGTCACCTCCTGGCCGATGGCGGGGGTGGGCGCGACCGGCACGTAGCCCAGCTCGGCCAGGAGCTTGTCGCGCTCCGTCTCGACGAGCGCCAGCATGGCGGAGCGCGCGGCGCGCGTGTACTGATCCGCGATGACCTCGTCGACCGCAAGGATCGCGGCGGCGAGCTCCCGCCGATCGCCCGGCGTTGCCCAGCACGAGCCCGGGCCCACGTACAGCGCCTCGCCGGCCACCGTGATCTCGTAGTCGCCGTCGCGGTCCGGGCCCCCGATGTGGGCCGACGCCGCAGCGAGCTCGGCCTCCGTGATGATGATGTCGGTCATGCCGCCACTCCCCTCCGCGCCACTTGCACTCTGGCGCCGTCGGTCACGCCGCAGCCCGCATGAGGCTCGGCTTGGTCTTGTACCCACCGCGGAGGACTCGCAGTCGGTGGTTCTCTGGTCCGGTCACGGGCTGGAGGTGCGACGGGCGCACGCAGGCCGCATTCACACAGCGGTGGTCGAGCTGAGGTCGGTCCCCTGGGATCGCACGCCTGCGCACGCGCCCCCGCGGCCGGCTCTCCCCGGCGACGAGCGTGACGTACGCGACGCGGTGCGCCTGCCGCCACTGGCCGTCGAGCCAGAACCGCCCGTAGCCCTTGTGGTCGCGCTTGCCGTCCCACTCCCAGCAGGTCCAGCCGTCACGGTGGACGACCCTCACGTAGCGAGCGAAGCGGCGCAGCGCGCCGTCGTCGAGCAGGCGCAGCGGCACTTGCACGTCGCCGCCTGGGCTACTCACCCGGCGCCTCGCGCACGATCTCGGGGGCCGCGCAGGCGTAGCACCGCTCGCCCGCTGCGAGGTTGTGCGGGTAGAGCCTGGAGCTGTGAAAGTGGCTGGGCCCGTCCTCCACGGATCGCCAGTCGGTGCCCGCGTCGAGCGCGGCGGCGTGGAGCGCGAGGAGCTGGTGGCGCTCGGCCCTGCGCCGCTCCTCCGCCAGCAGCTCCAGCGTCCCGTCCCGGTCCATCGCCCGGGTGACGAGGTGGGCAAGGATCGTGAGCGCGGCCTGCGACTCGGGCTCCTGGCCGAACTGCCAGTAGCGGCGGGCGTAGTCCAGCGCGCTGTCGACGTCCATCGGGGCCACAGGCGCCGACTGGCGGACGTAGTTCTCCCCGAGCCAGTTCAGCAGCGCGCCGTCCTCGGACAGGGTCATCCCGAACGGCGTCTCCCCGTCGCCGTAGCGGGACAGGTCGTCCAGCTCCAGGATGGCCGAGACGATCGGCGCGTCAGCGGGCATCGGGCCGCCGCCAACCGTGTACGCGCTCAGAACCCGCGCCACGTCCACCGCGCACAGGGCGCCGCTCACGCGGCCACCCCGTCGGCGTCGACCCATCGCGGCCGGGAGACCGCAACGGGGTGGCCGTAGCGGGCGACGACCTGCTCCCACGTCCAGATGGCGCCAGCCTCGTCCATCCACACGCACCCGCCGCGCGCCTCGACCCAGCGCCGACACGTCATCCCGCTCTCGTGCCGGATGCCGGCCCCGAGCTCGGTCGGCTCCTCGATCACGGCCACCGGGCGCGTGACCAGGCCGGTGAGGCCCTCACGCAACCCGTCGTTCCGGTCGTAGATCAGGGAGGTGCCGACGAGCAGGTTCCCCCACACGTCGGCCCGCAGCGCCCCGGAGAACCGGTGGCCCTCGAAGAAGCCATCGAACATGTCCCCCGCCCGCCATTGGCGCGGGTCCGGCACCGACCTCGTGCCGACCGCGGGCTGGTCGAGGATGGACAGGAAGCGGCGGGCCAGGGCGGAACGCGCCCCCGCCTCGCAGGGGCGGTGCGCCTCGCACCCGTCGTGGGTCTCGGCCATCGCGATGTGCTCGGCGCACAGCTCGCGAAGCTCCTGCTCGTTGGCGATCACGCCGCCACCTCCTCTCTCCGTGGCGCCAGCTCGGCGCGGTTGTCCTCCGTGACCTCGAACCCCTCGGCGAGGAGCTGGGCCTCGTGCTCGTTGAAGTGGTGCCCGCAGAGCGCGAGCTCTGCGACCGGGGCGCCCGGTCGGTACTGCCTGCGCACGATCACGTAGGCGCGATGCCCACAGGCGTCGCATGGCACGAAGGGCCCCACGTCAGTCGCCCTTCACGCTGACGACCTGGCGCAACTCGTGGACCTTCTCCACCAGCGGCTCGGCGTCGGCCATGATGACGTCGATGTCCTTGTAGGCGTCGGGGTGCTCGTCGATGAACTCGGCGGAGCCCGACCACTCGATGCCGGCCATGCGCTCGGTCAGGTCGTCGAGCGTGAACGCCTTGCGCGCCGCGGTGCGGCTGTAGTTGCGGCCGGCGCCGTGGGGGGCCGAGCACAGCGACGGAATGCTGCCCTTGCCGCGCACGACGTAGGACCGCGTCCCCATCGAGCCGGGGATCAGGCCCATGACGCCCTCGTGCGCGTCGATGGCGCCCTTGCGCGAGACCCACAGGTCCCGGCCGAAGTGGCGCTCCTTCTCGGTGTAGTTGTGGTGGCAGGAGATCGACTCCCGCCGCTCCACCGGCTCGGCCATGTAGTCCGAGACGGCGTCGGCCACCCGGTCCATCATCTCGGCGCGGTTCTCCCGGGCGAACGCCTGGGCCCATTGCAGGTGCCGGATGTAGCTCCAGAACTCGTCGGTGCCCTCGACGAGGTAGGCGAGGTCACGGTCGGCCAGGTTGATGAAGTACCGCTCCATGAGACCCTGGGCGACCTTGATGTGGTGCTGGGCCATCTTGTTGCCGACGCCCCGGCTCCCCGAGTGCAGGAACAGCCACACGCGGTCGAGCTCGTCGAGCGAGACCTCGATGAAGTGGTTGCCGCTGCCCAGCGAGCCGAGCTGGAGCTGCCAGTTGCCCGCGTAGTTCCCCGGCGCGAAGCCACGAAACGCCGCCATCTCGTGAAGCTCCGCGACGCGACGCTCGGCGCTGGGCGTGAGGCTGGTGTTGTACTTGCCGGCCGACAGCGGGATGCGGCGCTCGATGTCCTCGCGGAGCCAGGCCAGGCCCCCGTCCGCCCGGTCCCGCTGGCGGGCGAGGTCGTCGGCCGTCCACTGGGTGAGGACCGCGTCCATGCCGCAGCCGATGTCGACGCCGACCGCGGCCGGCATGATCGCGCCCTCGGTCGGGATGACCGAGCCGACCGTTGCACCCTTGCCGAGGTGCGCGTCGGGCATGAGCGCCAGGTGCGGCGCGACGAACGGCATCGCCGCCGTGCGGATCGCCTGGTCGCGGGTGTTGGGCTCCAGGATCGACGCCCACGAGAGCAGCTTGTCGGTGATCTTCTCCACGGTCACCACCCCCGCTTGACTCGGGCGATGCGCGCCGCGTCCACGGCGGTCGCCCAGGAGCGCATCTGCTTGTAGGTGGACCCGACCGCGTGGATAACCCGGCCGCACTCGTCGGGGTAGAAGCCGACCCCCTCGTTCCGGTCCGCCAGAAGCTGCCGGCTGTTGCGTCGCTTGCCCATGATGATTGCGCTCCCTTCGTGTTGTCCTGGTGAGACACTAACACGCCGCGCCCCTTACACACAAGGGGCGCGGCGTGCTGTGTCGTGCTACGTGGTGACGAGGACCCGCACGGGCTCGGCGCGGTTGAGGACGTGCAGCTCCGCCGGCTCGACCGCCGACTTGGGCAGCGCGTCGTTCTCCAGGAGCACCTCGAAGCCGATGCGCGCCTGGTGGTGGTAGATGACGATGCCCTCCGGCTTGCTCCAGGCCGCCGCCACCGAGCCGAAGGTGTGCAGGTCGTCGAGCGCCTGTTCGATCGCCCAGGCGTTGTACGTGCCGCGGTAGAGCAGCGGGACCGTGTCCAGCCCCTCGACCCCGTAGCCCAGGTCCCCGGCCGCGTCGAGCGCATCGGCCTTGTCCGTGTTGAACAGGGAGAAGTGCCGATCGGAGAGGCCGTAGCCGCGCTGGATGCCCCGGCCCCACCACTCCCCGAAGTGGAGGCCGCGCCCGAGCGAGATCGCCAGGTTCTCCGCGTGGTCCTTCACCCACTGGGCGAAGCCGGCGTTGTCGCTCTCCGGGGTGATGAGCCGGTTCCGGCTCTGCGCGTAGATCGCGTAGCCCGAGGTCGTGATCGCGATGATGGAGCCGAACGGCTCCCGCGCCAGCTCGTCGACCGGGACGATGCCGACGGCGGCGTTCGTGCCGTCGATCTTCTCCGTGATGGAGATGGTCCGGTTCAGCCGCGCGATCTTGGGCCACGGCGTGTGGACGATGGCGGTCACAGGCACGCCGCCGCGTACGCGCGGAGCTGGTGGGCCTGCGTGAGCTCGTCGATCGCCTGCCCGACCTTCCCGCAGTAGACGAAGGTGACCGTGTTCTTGATCGCCACGTCCGCAGCCGCGCGCTCGACCCTCGCCTCGACCTCCTGGAGCTGGCGCAGCCGCTCGACGTCGATGACCGACGACCCGCGGCGGCCGACCTCCTCCACCAGCTCGGCGTCGGTGTAGCCGTCCAGGCCCTCCGCCGCCTCGATGTGGACCGTCTCCCACCAGAAGCCGGCCAGGCCGTGCCCGTCCGGGCGCTCGGTGAGCGGGATGACGCGGACGCAAGCCGCCAACCCCCCGCCCCCGCCGGCCTCCACGACGATCACGCGCAACCCGTTCCAGCGAGCCCCGAACGAGTCGACCTTGTGGCCGGCGATGCGGGCGCGCTGGCCCACGGCGAGGTCGCTCATCGGGCCACCGCCGCGGAGACGACGCGCGCCAGGATGGCGATGATGAAGGCGATGGCGACGACCACCGCCAGGATGGCGAAGCCGATCCAGAACGGCGCCAGGACGAGCCACCAGGGCCACGAGGCGACGACCGAGACGCCGACCAGCTTGAGGACGATGAAGGCGACGCCGAGCAACCCCAGGACGCCGACACCGCCCGATCCGCGAGTGTTCTCCATGAGTGTGTTGTGCTCCTCTCAGTAGTGCGGCAGCAGGGGCGCCGCGAGGTACAGACCGACGAGCAGGAGCGCGACGGCGATGGCGAGGCCGAGCGTGCTCGGCTCCTGGTGGCGACCCGCCCAGTGGCGGTGCGCGGTCAACATGCGACGGGGAGGGTGAACGTGTACTGCGGAGGCGCGAACCAGGCGCCGGCCGGCTCCGGGAGGACGCGGTGCAGGCCCTTGAGTCGGTTGATCTGGTAGTGGGCGTTGACCAGCTCCTCCTCCAGCACCCTGATCCGCTCCTCCGGGGCCGCCTCGCGCTTGCCCACCTAGCCCACCTCCCTCTCGACCGCGGCGATGGCCGCGAGGATGTCCGCCTTGACGTGGCGTCCGGGGCGGTCCTCGTCGCGGTAGAGCTGGTTGTTCCGGCTGGTCGCCGGGACCGAGCCGACGGCCTCGCTCACCGCCCGCAGCACCTTCCACCGCTCGATCGCGACGGCCTCGTGGACCAGCTCGGTGAGGCTCACGCTCACCGACGCGCGCGCGATGCGCCCACCAGCCACCGCGGTCACCTAGACCACCTCCCGTCGCAACCCCGAGCGGGGTCGGGCCCGGAGGCTCGACTGCCAGGACAGCGTCGCCAGCGAGGCGGCGCGCTCCAGCGGGGCGAGCCAGTAGGTCGGCTTGCGCCTCCCCTCCCCCTCGATCGGTGTGGTGCGCGGCCCGGTCTGCCCGTCGAGCCGGCGAGCGATCTCCCGGCACTCGGCGCAGCGCAGGCACTCGGCCGCGAGCCCGTCGTACTGGTCCGGGGCGGCGGCGAACTGGTGGAGCGCCTTCTGCTCCCCACAGGTCCAGCACCACTTCCCGACGGCCGCCTCGCGGGCGTACACACCCTGGGCCTTCACGCCGCCACCCGCATCGCGTAGTAGTCCTGGCGGTTCAGGGAGGTGAGGTGGAACCTGGGGCACAGCTCGCAGGCGTACGGCCGGTGCTCCATGACCAGCCCGCGGCGCGAGCCGGCGCGGTCCGCGCGCCTGGTCCGCTTGGCCTGAGCCTTGCCGAGCGCCCGGTCGGCAGCGGCGCGCGTGTCGAACGCGCGCAGCCCCGTGGGGCACCTCGTCGGGAGGCCCTGCGTCATCTTGTACTCCTCTCGCTTCATGCGGCCACGAGGGGCCACAGGTCTGACTCGGGGGCGAAGTAGGTGGTGCAGCCGCAGACGCCGTCAGCTCGCGCGGCGACGCAATGCGGGAAGGTGAGGCCACGACTTCGCGGGCGCGGCCACTCGTGCGCGATGCGCGGGTGCGAGCAGGTGGAGCAGTCGTCCGAGCGCGCGTCGGCCCGCTCGATCTCCGCCGTCCTGGCCGAGAGCCCGCGCACCGGGTAGACGGTGGCCTCCCCGAACAGGGCGAGGCTGTTCTGCGCCAGCGCCTTGAGCGCCGCGCCCTCCGTGGCGAAGAACCCGTACAGCGTCACGGGCCCTCCGCCGTCGAGCCGGCTGGCAACCACCCACCAGTCGCGCTCCGCCATGAGGCCGAACGCGGTCGAGATGACCTTGCGGGCCATCTTCTCCGCGCTGTCGAAGTCGTCGGACTCCAGCAGCTCGACGATCGCGTCGACCTCGGGCTTGCGCGTGGCGATGGACGGTGAGCGGTACAGCGGCTTGATCTGCGGCACTTACACTCCCAGGGCTGCGCAGACGCTGGCCCACGAGCGCACCCAACCGTCGATGCGCTCCGCCTTCGCCTTGAGCTCGGTCACGGTGCCGTCGTTCTGCACGTCCGCGTAGGTGAGGTAGTCGTCCATCGCCGACTCGCTGACGTGGGTGTCGTCCGAGCTCTCGTAGCCCGGCCGCACGACGCGCGCGAGGTAGCCGCCCCAGTCCTTGATCGCGTCGGCCTCGTTCGGGAACCGGACGTCGGTCACGACGACGGGGCCCTCGATGGCGTCGATCTTGCGGCGGGCCGCGTCGATCCACACGTTCTCCCCGAGCGTCACGCGCCCGGCCTCGGTGCCGAGCCGCTGGAGCAGCCGCCGCACCTCCGGGTGCGCCTTGGCGTCCTCCCAGCCCCGCGTGGCGACCATGTCCGACACGCGCAGCGTGCGGGTGTAGTCGCCCTGCTCGGCGATGGGGTCCAGCGCCAGGAGCATCTCCCGCAGCGGGTCCGCGAACGCGACCCGCGTGTAGCCGTACCGCTCCACGAGCTCCTCGGCGAGGGTGTCCTTCCCCGAGCGCTTTCTTCCGCACAGGCCAACAATCACAGAGGGCATTTCTAACCCGTCCTTTCTTGCCGGTCGAGGTAATCCATCGCCTCGATGAGAATGTCAATGCTGTCGCCAAACAGCCCGAGGGCCGAGTTGCATCGGGCGCAGAGGAGTCCGCGAACCGCGCCCGTCTTGTGGCTGTGATCGACGCAAGCGGGCGCGGTTCACCATCGGCACCGAGAACCGACTCGGGTTCGGCGCAAATGGCACAGCGCCCGCTTTGTGCCGCGAGCATCTCGTCGTACCGATCAGCGTCCATCCCGTACTTGTCGCGGAATCGGCGCCTGCGGTCCTGCTCCCGCACCCTCTCGGGGTGGAGGGCGCGGTATCTCGTGACGTACTCGCGCCGCTTCTCGGGCGAGACGGGATGTGCGGCGCGATGGGCCTGGCGCCGCTCACGCGCGCGCAACGCGCGGCACTCGTCGCAGAACCGCCGACGCGCCGAGCCGGTCCGCCTCTGTCGCGGCAGCGGGTTCGGGCACGTCTCACACGTCACGCCGAGCGCTCCCCGCGCTTGCGCCCCGCCAGCCCGACGATGACCTTGCTCACGCCGCCCACCTTCCCCTCGTCCCAAGCGTCTGCGCCGGCCCCGTGTAGGGCAGCGTCGTGTTGTGCCGGTTGTAGTTCTCGATCAGCGCCACGGTCAGCACCACGGCCCGCGGGTCCATGCCGAGCCGGGCGGCGGCCCAGCGCCGCACCGTCTTGCCCGTGGCCTCGATCGGCGCGACGGTGCCCATCACGCGGCGATGCGGTGGACGAACTGCGGGGAGGCCCAGCCGCTCGTGAGCCCGGCGGTCATGGGCTCGTCCAGCCTCACCTCCACGTCGCCGTTGGCGTAGAGCGACTTCACGACACCCGCCTTGGCGCGGTCGGCGAAGTCGGGGTCGACCACATCGGCGCCCCCGTGGCGGAACGTTGCGCCCTGCTCGACTCGCACGCGATCCCCGACCGCAAGGGGCGCGCTCTCGACGAGAGCGTCCATGTGGTCGAGCTCCAGAAGTACGTCCGCGCGGTCCGCGGCGAGCCCCAGCTTGAGGTCGCGGATCATCGAGTAGCGGCTCGGCAGTAGGCCCACGACGTTGATGACGTCCTGGAGCGCGTCGGCGCGGCCCTGGAGGTAGTCGCGGCTCGGGGGGGCGTCCTGCGTGGTTGTGGTCATGTCGCGGGGTCCTCACTCTCTGTCGTTGGTACACTAGCACACGGCGTCACTTGTACGCCAGCGCCTTGCTTGTGGGCCTACAGGTACTCGTCCATCAGGAGCCGCACGCGGCCCTCGGCGATCAGCGCTTCCTCCAGCTCGGCGTAGCCGTCCTCGCCCCGATCCATCGCGTCCTCGTCGATGGCGGTGTTGCGGAGCAGCACCGGCCGGCTGGGGTCGAGCGTGCCCAGCCGAATGCAGCGCTGGAGCTTGCCGATGAGCTCGTCCACGGTCACGTCAGACCTCCGTCTCGTCGATGATCTCGGCGCCGATGGAGCTCAGGGCGCGCAGGATCGCGTTGTAGTCCTCGACGCCCCCGTTGTCGATGACCTCGATCTCGATGCGCAGGGTGCGCGGCACGCACTCGGCCACGTCAGACCTCCTCGCCGTCGATGGGGAGCAGCCCGAGGCTGCCGAGCTGGGTGTTCAGGTCCTCGTCGAACGACTCCCAGCCGTGCTCCAGGCTGGCGGACTTCCGCGCCATGATGAGCGCGAGCAGCGTCTCGACCGGCCCCAGGGTGGACCTGCGGTCTGCGGGGGGGTCCAGCCTCTCCCCGACCAGGGCGTCCAGCGCGACCAGGTCGGCGAACGCAGGCCGGGAGCCGAGACCGGGGATGCTCTCGATCGTCTTGCGGTAGGTCGTGACGGCGGCCAGCGCCTCCTCCAGGTACTCGATCGCCTCGGCGGCGGCGGCGCGCTGCGTCTGCTCGATCGCGTCCGGCGCGGTCTTGTCGATGCCGTACTCGTCCGCCAGGACGTCCAGGTTGCTCATCGCACTCATGTTGTGCCCCTTTCTCTGTATGTGGGTGTGGCCGGCGTCAGGCCGAGCGCTTCGTGTAGAGCGCCTCGCCGTTCGAGAACCGGGCGGCGAGCCCGTACTCCTCCAGGTACACGTACTTGCGGATCGCCTCCGCCATGCCCTCGGCGTTGCGCTTCGCCCAGGCGCGAGAGAGGGCGGCGGCGCCGGGGTGGACGTAGTAGTCGTAGTCGGGCTCGCGCCAGCCGATCGACACCGCGAACAGGCCGCAGTAGGACGAGACGGCCACGTAGGCGTGCCCGTTCTCGGCGATGACGTGGACCTCGCTGCCGATCCAGCGGTCGGCGTCCTCGAAGGACGGGTAGCGCTCGCGCAGGCCCTCTCGGATGCCCTCGACGAAGTCCTCCCACTCCCACTCGCGCGGGTCGCTCCACACGTCGGGGGACCACGACAGCGCCTCCTCCAGCGTCGTCGCGGTTGACGTGCCGTCCGGGTCGATGGCGTACTCGACGTACTCGCGGGCGAAGTCCTCGTCGGACTGGCCGACGAAGTAGAGCACCAGCCCGGCGCGCGGCGCCGTCGCCACGGAGCGGCCCATCAGAGCGCGTTCCGGTAGTCGAGCGCGTCGTTGAGCAGGGCGACCAGCTCGGCCGCGGTCGGGAGGTCGACGCCCCGCGCCTCCTCCAGGTCGGCCAGGGTGTGAAGGTCGTCCAGCGACTCCCCGGGCTCCAGCGGCCGGTACCTGGCGTGCCACCTCTCGGCCTCCTCCCGCCCATTCTCCAGGTACGGGCCGTTGCACTCGTCCGCGGAGTACAGCGGGGAGCCGTCCGTGGTGGGCGAGTCGATCGCCCAGCGCTTGTTCTCGCGGTCCCACGCCAGCCACACCTTGACGCTGGCCTCGACCTGTCCCTCGGGCATCAGAGCAGCCCGTCCACGTAGGCGCGGGCGCGGGCGACGACCTCGGTCGTCTCCGGCTCCTCGTCGTTCTCGGGGTCCACGTACTTGACGGCGCCGTGCAGGTCTCCGGCGTCGTCGTTCTCGATGTGCGCCACCAGGGCCCACGCGGCGTCGTTGTTGGCGCCGTGGAGGGCGAGCAGCGCGAGCAGCGTGTCGGCCTCCGTGCAGGTGAGGTGCTCCCACACCTCGCTCATCGTCGCCAGCGTGTCCAGGGCGGCGCTCAGGACCGCCGCCGCCGCCACCTCGGTCTCGTTCGGGGTCGTCATCATGTGCTCCTCTCGCTTGTTGTTGTCGCTGCCCGTTCAGCTCGCGCCCTACGGCACCAGCACGTCCACGATCGACTCGGTCTCGATGACCACCGCGGGCGCCCCCGTGGGCGTGAGGTAGTCCTCGCCCCCCATCGGGAGGATCGAGACGCGGTGGTTGGCGTAGTCCGTGACCTCGCCGCGGACGAGGGTCGGGGCGTCCGTGGGGCCATCGAGGTACTGCACCTCGACGCGCCACTCGCCGTCGCGCGCCAGCGTCTCGAACAGGCCGTCCAGGAGGAAGTGCGCGTCCCCCTCGTAGTGCAACTCGTAGGCCATGTTGTGCCCCTCTCGCTTGTCGTTGTCGTCTGCTCAACTCCCCCGCGCCGCACCCGCTCCCTGCTCGGGTGCGGCGCGAGAGGCTCGGTCAGACGGTGGCGAGCACCCGGAGCGTCTCGGCGTCCAGGCGGTCGATGCCGCCCGTGACGGCCCGCTCCATGTTGCGCTCGACGCGCGTCGCGCCCTTGACCGTCTGGACGTGGTGCGTGTAGGTGTTCACCGCGGCGAGCACCCCGTACGCGGTGCCCTGCCAGGGCGCCACGCGCTCGTCGTGGTTCCACAGGCGGTTCAGCTCGCCCGCCTTGTTCTCGGCCAGGGTGATCGCCCGCTTGGACTCGGACGCCTTCGCCTTGCCGATCTCGGTGTGCGCGGCCACGAACGCCCGCCAGCGGTCGGCGTCCACCTCCTCGCGGAGGAGCGTCTGCACCTGGGTGTCGAAGTCGTCGGCGACGCCGTGGACGATGCCCAGCGCGTCCCGGACGTCCTGCGCCTTCGACAGCGAGTAGCGCGAGTGCTTGATCTTGACGCGCGAGGCGTCCCCGGCGCCCATCGCGGCACTCAGGGTGTTGTCACAGACGACCACCTGGACGCCCACGTTGTACGTGGTGGCGAGCGAGCCGTCCATCGACGTCGCCGCCGTGAGGAAGGGCCGGTACTCGACGCCTCCGGGCGCCGTGAGCGTGTCCTCCATCTCGATCTGCACCCAGGCCACCGCGCCGCCCTTGAGCAGCCCGGCCGAACCCACGGCCAGGTCGGCGTCGAGCAGCGTCTCGACGTTGTGGATCAGCCACTCGTCGTACTGGTGGGCGCGGTAGCCGGACTTGAAGATGCCCAGGATCGCGCCCGTGTCGGAGCGCATGATCGCCTTGCGCTCCGGGTCGGTCGTCACGACGACCCCGTCCGGCGTCAGCGCCGTGGCGGTGATCTCGCCCTCGATGCCCGTCCAGCCGAACAGGCGTCGGCGGACGTCCTCGACCGGGATCGCGCCCGTGTAGTGGTTGGACTCGGCGCCCTGGTCCGCGGCGCGGTAGTGCCACGCCTTCCCCCGCTTGTCCGTGAAGCCGATCAGGGTGTTCGTGTTCAGGTGCTCCATCGTCTCGCGCGACATGTTGCGCTCCTCTCGTTTGAGCCTCTCGCGCGGCGGTCGCCGTCGCGGTGTGTAAGTGGAACCTTACGCGCGCGTCACTTGCCCGTCAAGCCCAGGGACGTGAATGTCGCCCACGACTTGCGCTCCTCCGCGCGCCAGGCGAACAAGACCTGGCGACGCCCGCGGCGCACGCCGGACTCGCTCAGCTCGTACGTGGCGACACCGAACCCAGCGGCGCCCAGCGCCCGCCACCAGCCGTCGAACCAGGCGCGCAGGGACTCCATCGACTCGAAGCCGCAGCGCTCGGACGAGCGCGGGTTGCCCGCCCCGTCGTTGTACGGGTTCGGGTGCTCGTTGACGTCCCCCCATCCGTGTGCGCGAGCGAGGCGGGAGGCGAGGCGCCGCACTCGGACGCTCGTCGTCTGCGGGTTGTACGGTCCGTCGTGGTGGCGCCGTCGCTCCACTCGGTAGATGGTCGTCGCGCTCACGCCCGGTCGTCCTCCTGTTCGTCGGTGTCGGGCTCGTACCAGACCGTGATGTCGGGCCCGATGAGGGCGGCCAGGGCCACGGCCGCATCGAGGTCTCCGGGGTAGGCATCGCAGGCGTCGCAGCGCTCCACGCCCTGCTCGGTCGGGCCGTTGTCGGTCGGGGCGAAGAAGCCGCCACGGCACTCGCCGCACTCACCAGGGGTCAGCGCGGCCAGGTGCTCGGTCAGGGCGACCACGCTCCCGTCCGGGTGCTGCAACCAGGGGTCGGTGCAGTCGGCCAGCGTCACGCCGGCCAGGCCGGCGCGCTGCCGGGCCGTCAGCGCGCTCACGCGCTCACCCGCTCACGGCTCGCCGCGTACTGGGCGACGCCCAGCCGAACGCGCGACTGGTGGCGGCCCGTCGTCTGGCTGTACCTGACGTCCGGGACGACCCAGCCGAACGACGGGGCGAACCACGCGATCGGGGTCGCGTAGGAGTACACGACGTACAGCTCCTCACCCAGCGCGCGGGCGAGTGCGTGGTCAGCCGTCAGCGTGCGCACCTGGGCGGAGGGCAGGGCGCCCACGCGGGGCAGCCACTTGGTCGCCCCTCCTCGCAGGTTCGACCCCTGGAAGTCCTCGCGCAGGCGGATGGCGGCGTGCGCCCTGTTGTTCGGGATGCGCAGCATGGTCAGTCCTCTCCACAGCAGTCGGTGCAGATGTCCTTGGCGTTCGGGCAGGCGCTCCACTCCATGACGTCGGCGTGGCACCAGGCGCACGGCGCGTAGAACGTGCGGACGTCACCACCGTCGAGCGCTCCCCAGTTGCTCGCGTCACTCAGGGCGGCATGGAGCGGGACGCCGCCCGTGCTACGCCTCGCGCTCGTCAGCAGGCCGACGGCCCGCAGCCGCGCGACCAACTCGTCGGCGCGGTCGGGCGAGTCGAGCGGGATGATGACGTGCAGGGTGCGGTCGTCGTTGACGTCGGTGCCGACGGCCTCGCCCCAGCACTCCCAGCCGTCACCGTCGATGATCGGGCCGCACTCCTGCATGGTCAGCATGGCCTCCAGCAGGCGCCTCGCGTCGATGCCGACGTGCAGGTGGTAGGTCGTCGTGGTCGTCGTGGTCGTCATGCTCAGACCTCCGTAGAGTCGTGGCGGTAGCAGTCGCCCAGGTAGGCGCCGCTCGGTGCGTAGACCTCCCAGCGCTCCGGGATGTGCCCGTGGCGCGTCATGCGTGAGGGTCGGTGTCGCGTGTCCACTCGGCGCCCGTAGCGCGCTCGGATCGCGGTCTCGGCGGTCTGGCCCGTGATGACCTCGGCGTCAGACGTCAGCAGGCGGATCACAGGAGCGCACCCTGGTCGGCGCTCACGGCGGGCAGGAGCAGGTCGCGCACGACGTCCCCGGCGACGCGCGCGACGCACTCGTCGAAGTTGCGCAGGACGACAGACGTCGCGGTCTCGTCCTCCCACTCGGGGTACACGTCCGAGCGGTCACCGTCGTGGAGCGCGTCCCACAGCGCCTG